TCTAAGACTATTAGTGGATCCATGACGGTAACACCAGATGATGCAAACGATAAATGGTATTATAAATTAACAGACGTTACTACAACTAGTGCTGATTTAATTGCGGGGTATTTTTTAGATTACACTGCCGTGGATCAAGATACAGCGCCAACAGCTGTGGCTACAGGGGATAAAGTTAAATTTTTATTTGTCAAAAATACTAGTACGACAGATGGTATTATGATATCTATAGATGCTGGAACAGCAGCTTTTAATTTAGCTGATGGTATTTTTGTAGGACCTGAACAATCATGGTTTGCAAGATTACCTAACGTAACAGTGGCAGATGTACACGCTATTTCAGCGGACGTAGGTGATGCTGGTGATGCAAGTGCAACAGTTATTGTGGCAGCACTATTGGATGACGTAGGATAGGAGGATAAATGGCATCAACATATTCAAGTTCACTTAATCTAGAGCTTCAGACAACTGGAGAAAACTCAGGAACATGGGGAACAATAACAAATAATAATTTACAAAAGCTAGAATCAGCTATTAAAGGATATGTATCGGTTGCAATTGCAAGTACATCAGATTCCTTATCAGCAACAGATGGTTCAACAACAGACGAACAAAGTAACGCAATAATTAAATTAACAGGCACACTTACTGGTAATACCACAATGCAGTGTGAAGCTGTAGAGTCCTGGTACATTGTTGATAACGCAACAACCATGGGCACATATACATTAGGATTTAAACCTGCTGGTGGAACAGCAACAAACCTTGTTGCAAGTTCTAAACACTTACTTTATTCTGATGGTTCAACTATGTTTGATGTATTAGAAGATGCAGGAAACATAAAAGCAAACGGAACATTAACAGTATCAGGTAACACATCTCTTAATGGTGGAACATTTATCTTTAATGAAGATTCCGCTGATGTTGATTTTAGAATTGAAGGTAACGGCGATGCCAACTTATTCTTTACTGATGCAGGAAACGATCGTGTTGGAATTAAGACAGGTTCACCTTCAACTGAATTACACGTTGTAGGTGGCGTAAAAGCTACTGGCGCAATTGACTTTGATGGTGGTGGGTTTACTTTTAACGAATCTGGTGCATCAGTTGATTTTAGAGCAGAAACAAATACCTTGGCAAACGCTTTTTTTATAGACGGTTCAGCAGATAAAATTGGTTTTGGAACAAACTCTCCAGCTGGCGCTGCAGTAGAAATTAATCAAGCAAATTCTTCTGGTGCAATTGCATGTTTAGCATTGGATCAAGATGATACAAACGAACCTTTCATTAAATTTGATGGCGATAGTCAATCTGATACCTCAGGAAATATAACAACTGGAAGTGTTGGTTCATTGGCAGGATACATTCGTGTTGATGTTGGTGGAACAGATTATTGGATGCCTTATTACGCATCTAGTTAGGAGCTAATATGCCGTTAACAAAACTGCAAGTAGCACCTGGTATTGATAAACAAAATACCGAATATGGTGCAGAAGGAAAATGGGTCGATAGTGACAATGTTAGATTCCGTTATGGACAACCAGAGAAAATTGGTGGCTGGACAAAAGTCACTAGTGATGCTCTTCTTGGTGCAACACGCGCTATACTTACATGGTCAGATCTTAGTGGTGTTAATCATGCTATGTATGGAACAAATAAAAAACTTTATGCATACTCTGAAAATTCTTATGCAGATATAACACCAACACGTGGCACAGGATCAATTACACAATTTGCTACAACATCAGGGTCTACAACAGTTACTGTAACAGATGCAGAACACGGTGCATTAGTAGGAGATCATGTAACTATATCTAGTGTTAGTGGTGCTATTGGCGGATTAACACAAGCTAATTTACAAAATGAATTTGAAATACAAACAGCAACTGATGATACTTATACAATTGTAGCACCAGCTGCAGCAACATCCACAGCAACAGGTGCAACAGCAACAGCAACTTATGAAATAAATTCAGGACCGGCGACATCTATTTATGGATATGGATGGGGTGCTGGTACGTGGAGTAGAAGTACTTGGGATACAACCCGTGAAGGACTAACTGGCGCTGAAGGAGTTTTACTTCAATCTACAAAATGGTCACTTGATAACTGGGGCGAAGATGTATTGATACAAAAGTTTGATGGTAGTATTTATTATTGGGATACATCCTCAGGATTATCTAGTAATTTAGCATCAAATACAAATGTATCAAATGCACCAACTAAAAGTAGATTTATGATGGTTTCAGGCGATGATCGTCATGTAATTTGTTTTGGAACAGAAACAACTATTGGCACAACATCCACACAAGATAATATGTTTATTCGTTGGTCTGATCAGGAAACTGTAAATACATGGACACCAACTTCTACAAATACAGCTGGGTCACAAAGATTAACATCAGGTAATAAAATTAATGCTGCTGTTAGATCTAGAGGTGCAGTTCTTATTTGGACAGATCTTGCATTATATCAAATGCAATTTATTGGTGCACCTTTTACATTTGGATTTAAACAATTAGGTTCTAACTGTGGTGCAGTAGGAATTAATGCTGCAGTGGACATTGGTGGTATATCATTTTGGATGGGTAATGATTCTTTCTTTCAATTTGATGGTGCGGTTAAAAAAATACCTTGCAGTGTGCAAGACTATGTATTTGATGATATAAATAATAATGCAATAGGCGATGTTTTTTGTGCAGCTAATACTGATTTCAATGAAGTTATGTGGTTTTATCCATCAGGTAATTCATTACAAATAGATAGACATGTAACGTATAACTATGCAGAAAAATTATGGTACACTGGATCTTTGGCAAGAAGCACGTGGGCCGATAGAGGTGTTTATTCAAATCCTTATGCAACAGAATTTGATTCAAGTGATACTACAGCAACTATTTCCACTATATACGGAAACAAAGCAGGTCGTACTTTTGTGTACGCACAAGAAGACGGAGTTAATGCTGCAGGAGGTGCAATGACTGCTTACATAGAATCAGGTGATATTGATATAGCAGATGGTGATAACTTTATGTCTATATCAAGATTTATTCCTGACTTTAAAAATCAAGTTGGTAATGTTGATGTGACAGTTAAGTCACGTTCTTATCCAACAACAACACAAACAACACACGGACCATATGAAGTATCTACTTCAACTACAAAACAAGATACACGTATACGTGGTAGACAACTTGCACTGCGCGTATCAAGTGATGCAACAGATGATAATTGGCGTTATGGCACAATGCGTTTTGATGGTAAACCTGACGGAATGAGAGGATAACATGGCAAAAATAACAGTACCACTATTACCACAAGCAACAGAAGAATATGATCAATCTCAAATGGCGCAATTAATTCAAACATTAGAGCAATTAATTTTTGCTTTAAATAACACATACACTTCAGAACCACTTAGAAATGATGATGAAGCTGTATCATGGTTTTTAGGTTAAATGGCTAATACATATACAAACTATAAAGCAGTTTTATCTACTAGTGCATTGACAACACTTTATACAGTAAGCTCAGAGACTACATCTATTATAAAATCTATTCGAGTATCTAATGTAGATGCTCAAAATGATTGCAAAATATCTATTTATCTAGTAGATAGTAGTGGTGTTAGTTATAACTTACAGACTGATAGAACAGTGCAAAGTTTAACTACAGAAGAATTATTAGCTGCTGGAAGCTTAGATCAAGATTCAGCAGATTCTTCCATTGGCTCACCTTGCCCTTTGGTCGCTAAGGAATCAGAGGTAATTAAGGTACAAGCTGAAAATGGTGGTGATTTACACGTCATTTTGAGTGCATTAGAGATAAGTTAATTATTGCAATGAGGAGAAAAAATGGCTATAAATGATAATATTACCGTGATGGCAGGGAAAACAACACCAACTGCTGTCGATGTAGAAACTAAATCTACTATCAAACACGCAACTACGGGGAAGGTTTATGCAAGTGAATCAGAAGCAGAAGCCGACATCAATAACCCTGCAACCAGCACAACAAATGAGGATATAAAAAGAGACGTGGCAATAAGCGTAAATAAATTACCAGACATACTTGGAGGGAGTTCATAATGGTAGATGAAACACAAAGACAAAGAGCTTTTACTAGACCGGCAACTGGTAGAAATTTAGCGGATACATTTAATAGACCGAGTGGAGGAAGTATCGGACCAGCAGGAGGCCCAACTACATTTAGAAATACTTATCCACAATCGGCACAAAGAGTAGATGACTATATGACTAGAGGAATGGGTCCAAGAGGATTTAATAGACAACAGAGCGGACCACCGGCAAACATAGGATTTGATCGTATGGGGATTGGTTCTTTACAAGACCAAGCAGCTGTTGATCCATCAGATTGGAGAGTAATACAACAAATTTTAAAGGGTGGAGGAAATCCTGATGACTATGTACAAACAGCTATGTCACCAACTGAGGAAATGGAAAAATGGGAAAGAATGCAAAATTACTGGGATATGCCCACTGATTGGGAATATAACCCTGAGGATCTTATTCTTGATCCTTTTGATGAAAATCAACTTTTCGGTCATACTTCTAAAGTTGCTCTAAGACCAGGTGATACTAATATAAATGATCTTACTTCTGGTGGTCCTTTTTACCCAGAAAACGAAGGAATAATGCAAGTAGCAGGTTTAACACAAACGTGGCAAAAAATAAAAGATAAACTTGGAGAATCAGCAGCTAATGACTGGCTAGCATCTCAACAAGCAGTATAGTATGGGATTTTTAAGTAAATTAATGAAGAACCCGTTAATGCAGGCGATTGCGCCTATAGCATTAACTGCGGCGATGGGACCTACAGCTGGATGGATGGGTAAATGGGGTATGTTTAAAAACATGTCCCCACTTATGGCGAACGCCTTAAAGCAATCAGCACTTGGATTTGGTACAGCAGCACTTAGTGGATCTAAACGTCCATGGAAAGGTGCAATGTATGCAGGATTAACATCAATACCTTTCTCTTACATGAGTGCAGCGAACGCAGCGAATCAATTTAATCAACAATATGCAGGGCAAAAAGGATTAGAAAAATATATGATAAGCCCAGAGAACCCTAAAAATCCAATTTTTGAACAAGTAGATTTTGAGCAAGGATTTGGAATACCTGAAAGATTAGAACAACCAGCAACTTGGGGATTTAGACCTAAAGGAAAAGCTATAGCTAAAGTTAGTCCATGGGATATTATGACAGGAAAAACTAGGTCTGCACAAATACCTCCAATGGAGCTTATTAGCACTGATGAATATGATCCACTTGGGGTGAGAGTAGGAGATCCAAGTGAAAAATATAAATCTGGGTTTGCAAAATTAGGATCAACAGAAACTGTTCCATTCGATGCAGACATATTTACTAAACAAGTTCCAATAGAAGGTGCACCAGGATATTACGATACAAAAACAAACTGGATCCCAACAGCAGCGGCGCAAGCTGCAGCACTTTATGGTGGAAGAGATACACCTGAAGAGGAATGGGAAGCGTCAAAAAGAAAAAGAAGAAAAGAATTAGCGTGGATGTACGGCGTCCCTGAAGATATGATTGAAGGGGAAATGGACAATCCATGGTATACTGGAAGTGGTTTGTTTAATGCTGGAGGCATCGCGTCACTTGATATGAGCTATGGGGGCGACGTCAGTGGCCCAGGTGGTCCAAAAGACGATATGATTGATGCAAAATTATCGGACGGTGAATTTGTAATGACAGCAAAGGCTGTCGAAAACTTTGGTGGTGGCGATCGCTACGAAGGTGCAAGAAAAATGTATCAAATGATGAATATGTTAGATCCACAATCAGAAACAATGAGTGAGGTAGTATAATGGTTGTTAAAACATTAATAAAAAAACTAACTAAAAAGAAACCAAAGACAAAACCAAAGACAAAACCAACACCTAGGTATCGCACAGATCCTAAGACTGGTCAAAAGTTTTTAAATAGAAGAGCAACAGTATCTGGAGTAAAAGGTATAACAAAGAAAAAAACACCAATTAGAGATGCTGCACTTGGATTAGGTGCTATGGGTGCTGCAGGATTAGGAACGTATGCCATTACTAAAACTGATACATTTAAAAAAACAGCTAAAAAATTAAAAGAAGCAACTGAAAAACATAAAGAAAAAGACAAAAAGAAAAAGGAGAAAATGAATTACGGGGGAAGATGAAGTGGAGGTTCTTAGGACCTAAAGATTTTGAGTGGATGCTGGATGTATCTAAAAAGCACCACAAAGAATCAGACTGGAGTGAGGTTGAATACAGTGAGGATAAAGTAAAGGGTTACATCACCACTGCTTTAAAAGATCCAAATTATTTTGCGATCATCGTTGAAGAAGACGACAAAAGAATTGGATTTATGGCTGGAAGGATATTAGAGTATTCTTTTAGCAAAGAAACATTTGCGAGGGAACTAGATTTATATGTAGAACCTAAGCATAGAAACGGAATGGCAGGGATATTTATGATGAAAAAATTTATAGAATGGTCAACGGTAAAGGGAGCACATGAGGTGCTTTTTGAGCCACGTCTTTCCGATGGTACAATAAAAAAATTTGACGCGATGGCGAAACGTCTAGGTATGGAACATTTCGCGAACGCTTATAGGAGAAAATTATGAGTTTTGGTGGCGGCGATAGTCCTCAAAATACTACATTTCAGACGCAGTATACAAGAGATGCACCTCAGATAGAGGCAGCAAAACTTAATTTAATGAAAACTGCTCAAGATTATACTCGTTTTGGTATGAATCCTTGGGAGGCAGTTGATGCAGATGCTAAACCTGGTGATGATGATTATGGTAAGTATGAGTATACAGGTACTGATGGACGTTATGCTACAGGAACATTATTCCAAGATCTAACTCGTGAACAAAGAGCACGTGAAGGACAAGCTGGTGGTGCTGAAGGAATTCCAGCACAACAAGTTGCAGGATTTGATCCTATGCAAACTAGAGCTTTTCAACTGGCAGACAAAGGAATAGGTACATACCAACCTTATTTAGATGCAGCTTCACAATTTACATTACAAGCAACACAAGCTTACGATCCTTCAGAAGCATATAAACCTTACATGAATCCATATCAAAATGAAGTAATAGGGGCAATAGAACAACAATTTGATAAGGCGCAGAATTTACAAAATCAACAAGCGACACAAGCAGGAGCTTTTGGTGGCGCCAGACAAGGAATACAGTCCGCTGAACTTACAGGGCAAAGAGCACAGACTGTTGGAACAGCACAGGCGCAGAATTATGGGCAAGCACAGCAACAAGCGCAAGCACAATTTGCATCACAAATGGGGAGATATGGCGAAGCAGCTAAAATGGCAGCTGGTCTTGGTGGTCAAGCGCAACAACAGCAATTAGGAGATATTGCATCATTAATGTCAGCTGGATCTGTACAACAACAGAACCAACAGCAACAGTTGGATGCACAGTATCAACAACAATTGCAACAGTTGTATGAACCTTACCAACGACTAGGGTTTACTTCTGATATTTATCAGGGTATGCCTTCTAGTGCTATGGCAATTTCAATGGGTACTTCTCCGGGAGCTAACCCATTGGCACAGACCGTAGGAGCTGGAATAACCGGACTAGCAGGCTATCAAGCAATTAAAGGTAACTAGGAGGTAGGAGTGAATCCTTTATACAGGTCTCTTTTTAAACCAATCTTAGATAAAGCGTCACGTCAAGCGTATAGAATGCGTGGATCTGCTGGTGAATTTTCAAAAGCAGCGGATGCGGCAGGGCAAAAAATATACAACAGTCCTTACTACAAAGCATACATGGATGCGGCAAGAGGAAAAGGTGGCAAAGTTAAACAAGCAGTTGCACTTGGAACGCCAATCTATGCATACAATAAACTAGGTGATCTTACAGGGTTGCCGTTTAGAACAACAGAACCTGAAAAAGAAGTAGAAAAGCAAAAAGATATTACTATAAAAGAAAAAGACGATAATATACTAGTCACTGAAAAAGATAAAAAAGAAACAGTTGATGAAGGCACAGAAGTAAATGAAGAAACACTTACGGATGATTCCAATGTAAGTGATGATTCAAGCAATAACCAATCATTAGTAGAACAATCTAATATTTATGCAGGATTAATAGACAATGATAGCCTTCGAAGAATAGAAGGGTACAAAGATGTTATAAGACAGTTTATTGGAAGCGGTGATGAGGGTGAACAAATGCAAAAGACTGGATTGTTATTGCAATTAGGATCAGCTCTTATGGCCGGTAAGTCAACGGACCCAGGACTTAAAGGATTTATGGAAGTAGTAGGGCAAGCAGGTATGCAAGTTGCACCAACACTATTTCAAATGGGTGTAGAAAAAGGAAAGGCGGAGCGTGAAATAGGAGCAGCAGCTCTTAATCTTTACATGGATCAATTAGATAAAGCATCTGATCGTAGTGGACCACTTACTGTTGCTTATGAAAACGTATATAAAACTGATGGCAATAACAATTTAGTTTATGATGCTAATGGTGATCCTATACCAGTCGATAGACAAAGAGTTGGAACGTACTATCGTATGAGCCCAGAGATGATGAACTTTATGGATATAAATGCACAACTTGGCTATGAAAGATTTACCTTTGTTGATACTACAGCTAGTAAAGAAGGAATTGAAGCTAGTGGATTAGGTGGAGGATTTGAAACTACAATGCAATCTAAAGCTGCGAGAGATAATCAGAAAAAATATGCAAAATATGTAAGACGTGGATTGAATACAATGGCAGATTACATTATGCCACTTATTATTGAACAACGTGATACATTAACAGGTTTCTGGGGTGAAGTAGGTAGAATTGCAGGACCTAAAAAAGCATTACTTGATTCATTTAACCAAGCATTATTTAATAGTGCTGGGGGAGAAAAAGAATTTAATGCAAAATTTGACACCATACAAAAAGATACACTTGCTGATATGGAAGCAAGTAATTACATTGTTTATGAAGGTGCAAATGCTACACAGGTAATAGGTGGTGTTGAAGTTGGATTCTTTATTGATAAAAATAACAAATACGGATTTAATGATGGGGCAAGATATTCTGATGATGGTAAAACATTACTTGATCCAGGTGAAGCAGCGTGGATACCTACAAGAAGTGGTATTGAAATGCTTCTTGATAACCCTAACCGTTTAGCAACAAAAACATTTGAAACAACTCTTGGTCTAATGTTAGCAAGAGACAGACAGCCAACGGGTCGTATGTTAGCAGACGTTCTTAGAAGATCATTTGAAGAAACAAAAATGACTGGACTAGGTGGTGATCTTTCAACTTCACCAGTACAAGTTATTAACAACTATGTAAGAATATACGGACAGTTATATAAAAACATGAATAATGCATTTAAAGCTGCAGGAGTAACTGATGATGAAGAAGTAGGAAGTCAACCTGGATGGACATATGACCCAATTTCATTTAAAATTGATGGATTAGATAAGTTTGTTTCATCTTATTACCAGCTTCGTTACAATGATGAAAGATACAATCAAGAGATTGAAGGTGGACCGTTATATGGTGCATGGGTACAATCAATTGGTGGAAATATACAATTAGATAACAATGAGAATATGGGTGGCACTACCGATATACATAAAAATATTATGGATCAACTTAACTAATGGCTAATAAAAAATTATCATCAACACAAGCATATAATGAGGCGATTAAGCCTTTTATAGATCATAAAAATGCGTATCAAGAATACAAAGGTACTACAACTGAAGGTGGTATACCAAGAAAAGAATCTCAAGAAAAAATAGAAGCAGGACAAAAATGGCAAAAAGAATGGTTAGTAGATCCACTTACTGCAGTACCTTCCGCTCTTTGGAATCTAGGATTTAAAGATACTGGATGGGAAGCAGGGAAAAATAACTGGCTATTACAAAGCAAGGCGGATAAGGCACAAAGAAAAGATGAATTAAACAATTTTAAAATATATCGTCAAAAACGTGATGATGTGCGTAATATGATATTGGAAATGGCTGAAGCTGGAAAAGAAAAATATGAAAAAACGGGTGATGAAAAATATCTTAATCTAGTAACACAAGGTGTATCTGATATGCTTAATAGTTCTGGATTACAATATAAAGATTTTGTAACTGTTGATCCTGAAGTATTTGATATGCGAGATGGCTCAATGTTATTTAGCAATCAACCTAATCCTTATCCAATACTAGAAGCTTATGGATATATAGGTGCAGGAACTTACGGCGCAATTAAGGGTGAAAAATTAATGAGCAATAAATTTTTAAAAACAGGTTACGGAAAAAAATATCCAAAAGGAAAATTAGGTTATCTCGCACGTATTGGAGGTGCCGTTCTTGGAGGAGCGAGTGGTGCTGCAGTTTCAGATTATGGGTATGAAGGAATGCTTGATATTATGAACCGTGCAGGACAAGCAAAAAAATGGAGAGAAGACCCGAACATTCGTACAGGATTAATGGACACAATGCTTGCAGAAGTTATGCCAGAGTCATGGACATTTGGTGGTGAAGGAATTAATAGACCAGATCAAAAAGCAAGAATGGAAAGTGCACTGAGTGCATTTAAATGGGATGCGGCTATTTCATCAGCATTCTTTGGAGCAAGACCATTGTATTATGCACTGCGAAAAGGTGTTGGTTCTGTTCCGTTTAGAATGTTTAAAGATAAACCAAGTAAAGCACCAGGCATTGTAAGTTCAAATGAGCTTCTTACAATGGAACAAAATTTATTAAAGAACTGGGCACCAAAAGAAGGTTTATATAAAATGCCAACAGAAAAAATGGTGTTTTCAAATCCACTTGGAATTCCAAAACTAGGTGAAGCTATATGGAAAGCTTCTAACTCAAGAGCATTTAGATGGCTAGGTGGTCCTGGACCAATAAAGAAAGGATCAAATGAATGGTGGCCTGAACCCGTAGAAGAAATGGGAACAATGCTTGCAAGAACAATGGTTGGAGGAACAATAGGTAAAGGTGCTGCGGCAACTTTCTCACCTACTCCTCTACTTGGATCTGGAATTAGAGATAACATGGCGAAGCAAAGTGATTTTTACATTGAAGGTGTAATGAACAAGATGCTTGGAACATTTGCACCGTATGCAAATACAGTGGATATGGCTATTGATTGGCAAAAACTTGCATCAGCAAACGCTAGAGGATTTAAAGCACACGCTAAATTTTTAGAAAAAGAATTTACTAATGCTGCAGAAGGAATGGGCAAAGGATTTTCTGATGAAAATTTAGTATCTGTTGCTAAACAAACATTAAAAGAATATCGTGAAAAACTTCAAGTAGAAGGAGCAGAGTATGGCGGTAAACAATTAATTCCTCAAGAAGTAAGTAACAGATTAATTAGATTTTTAGAAAACCAAATAATAAAACCTGTTGGCGAAGGTAGAACACACACAATGCGTGATGTAATGCAAATGAAAGGTCTACGCGAACAGATGGATGATTTACTTAAACCATTACAAGATCAAACTTTAGCTAACACTACTTATGCGGATGATATAACAAGGTTATTTAAAGCGTGGGACGCGGACGTTGGATCTGTTTCTAAAATGGGATACCCTGAAGTATCGAAAGCATTTCAAGATTATGATAATTTTGTAAGTAAAGGATTACTATTATGGGGAACTGACGTTGGGCAATCAGCTGTTAAAGTTGGCCAAAGAGGATTTAATATAACACTTGATACAAGTTCAACTCGTGCAGGGCAAGGATTATTTGAAGTTGCTGTAGCAGCAGCAAAAAATACTCCAAAAAGAGCGTACGAAGAATTAGCATCAATAAAAAGAATAGTAGGTGATCGTGCTTATCATAACGGTGTTGGTACATATATTAGAAATGCATTTCATAAATCATTAGCGGAAACTGATCAAGGAATGATGAACTTTGATGCAAATGCATTTAGAGCTGCACTTGGATTAGGCGAAGAAGGTGCAGCACTTAGAGCTTTTATGCGTGAAGCATTACCAGGACCAGAGGTTACTAAACTTAAAATATTTAATCCTAGAACTGGAAAATGGAATCATTTTGATGATGAATTATACGCAGCAGGAAGAAACCAAGGACTTAAAGAAATGATAGGAGAAGAAATTCCTGAAGGAATGCTAAGAGCAGAAAAAACTAAACTGCCTACCGTTAAAGAATTTGAAGATTTAATTACTATTCTAGAAAGATTATATAAACAAGGTGTTCCATCTACTTCCAAATACATGATGCGTCGTGGTATTATGGGAGGTGTTAGAGGTGCATTAAGATCACTTTCTCCTACAACAGCAATAGGTGCTGTTGGTACAGGTGCACTTGGTGTATGGCCAATGATTGGATTAACATGGCTTGCAAACTATGGTGGTAGAGTTCTTACAAATCCAGTTGCCATGAAAGTATTTAAAAATTCACTTGATGCAAATTTACCGGAGACAATTAGATTAGCAAACATCGCTAGAATTTACCGTATGTTTCCAGAAGAATTTACAGCATTTGATGCAGATCTCGCTGAAATGGAACAACAACAAAGAATATATGATAGATCAGGAAGACTACAAGCACAAGGTGCAAGTGTTGGAGAAAAAGTTAAGGATGCAATCATAGAAAATATTCCATCTGTGGAAGATTTAAAATCAATCCCAGGAAATATAATTGACTCACCTTACAATCCAAATTTATTACAACAAATGAGAAAACCAGATGTACCTCCAGGTGGTGTTGATGCACCATACGCAGATGAAGCAGGTGCATATGATACATCTCAAGCTGGATCGTCAATAATGAACAGTCAAACAATGAACCCTAGTGCTGCGCAAGCACTATATACAGGTAATACAGATGCAGCTCTTGCTGCACAGTATGGTGGCAGTACACAGTACGCTGCTGGAGGTGGGCTAATGGAATTAAATCCTGTGATGAATAATCAGGGGAAATACGTTGATCCTCAAAAAGGGATCAACGACAATCCATTTGCGCAATCACAAAACAAAGGAATATTGGGAGTATTATAATGGCAAAAGTTGATAGGCACGGTATTGGTCCAGCAGACACAAGATTCGGCGGAAATTTGGAGATGGCTAATAGAAGACAGCAATATGACCCTAGGACTTTTGATTGGAATCCTAGAGCAGGGGATATATTATCCAATCGCACTGATCAAAATGTAAAGCATAGTGGATCTGAAACAGATTCATGGAAAAGGGATTTTTGGACGACGAGAAATCCAGATACGAATCGGCTGGCAAGTCAATCTGTTATTGAACACGGTCCTAATCTAATTTCAAATAGATTTGTATATCCAAGCGGTTACGGGAAGGATTATGCCACTGGTGAGGAGTTTCAATTAAAGGGACCTCAAACATGGATGTATGATCCTGCTGATAGATCAGGAATTATGCAGATGGCAGATCCATCTGTTTTTAATACAATGAAAGAAGGATATGATTTTATAAATGATTACTATGATATTGATGATAATAGAATTAATTACGAATGGAACAAACCATTATGGGGTGGAAATTTAAATATTGGTGGTGAATATGATTTAGATGATGATGATTATAAAGTAGGTATTAACTGGGGAACAACTTGGGGATGAGCATGAAAGATATAATTTGGGTAGCAGGAATATTAATAGCGATGGGGGCTACTTGGGGCATGACATCGCAAAGAATTAATGCGATGGAAAAAGACGTAGATCGAATAGAAGAAGCACTAATAATGTTTACTAAAATGGATTCGCGCATTGCAGTGATAGAAACAGAGGTCAAGAATATAAATAAAAAACTTGACGACATGAAAAAATAGGGGCCGCTTGAGGGAAGAATGTACGGCATATTATCACTTCTAAAATCTCTAAAAGGAAAAGATGCAATGCGCAGGGTATTAAAAATTACCCAAAAATATCCTGACTTTAGACCAGTTAGAAATCTAAGAAATCCTAACATAACAGATGAATCAAGATTAGCTATAGCTGAAGGATTAGCAGAAGGATCTGATAGATATCTTAATCCTTATCCAGGAACCTTTATGAATTATGTAAGACATAAGGTTAAAAATCCTAAAATGTTTGGAGACCTTGCTAATTGGTACAGATTAAATCCTGAAAAAATGAAAGTTATGAACGACTGGCACATGGAAATGGGCAGTCAAGGCTGGTGGTCACAAGGTTTTATGGATAGAATGATTAAAAATGACATAGCAGAGATGGCAAAAACAAATTTTACTCTTCGTCAATTAACTGATCAAGAAAAATACTTGTTAGCAGTAGCGAAACAGCGTAGAATGGATGCAATGAAACAACAAGCTAAAGTATTACCATTTAAGAGGAGAGACTAAAGATCATGGGAAAAAATAATTTTCACAGTGGTGGATTTCACTCCCCCCACGGAGACATAGGAGCTTCTAGAGAGGTGAAGGAAGGACCAAGTTGGTCAAGAAATCCAATGAGGGCTGGACAGTATGGGGAAATAACTCGTCCTACTACATATTCTTCTAGTCCTTCGCAATATTCAAGAGACATATGGGGAATGAAAACTCACAGAGACCCTGGTAATTTAACTTATCAGCCACAGTGGGACAATCCTGTTAAATTTGATTATAGCCAAGCAAGAAAAGATACAATGGCAGACAGGCAACATGTTGGTTTTGTGCCACGAAAGTTTGGAGAGGGAGAAAAATATTACATCCCAGCATCACAGGCCTACGAGGAAGGTTATTTTGATGACCCTAACGAACCAGGTAAAAGTTATTTTGAAACTAATCCTGAGTTTAAAACATTTTTTCCTTACGAACCAGATTATGCAGGTCTAGCTGCTTTAAATGAATTTGAAAGAACTGGTGGAGGAATTTATGATGAAACCGGATCAAAAGAGGCACGAGATGCTTATGGATTTTATACTACGGATCATCCGTATAATATAGGAGGACAGTGGACTGGTCCTAAAGGTGAGATGTGGATGAGTGCAAGACCTCACGTAGATGATATAAGTAAGAGAATAGCATTAAATTTAAGCCCAGAAGTAGATGATTGGGCTAAAGGTAGTTATATGTGGAGTCAATTTGATTCTGATTATCCAACCACTGATAGAGCCTATAAAGATACAGCTAAACATGAAATGAAACATCATTGGCTTCAAGGAAATGTAAATCCAGAAGCTACTGATTTATATAGAAGTTATAAAGGACCTGAACATGATGACCCTTGGCACGAGGAAATACATTTAGGAGAGTACATGTGGAGTCCTAAAACTGACACGTACGGGCTAGCTAATTTGGATCAAGCGCAAAATTTTATGCAAATGCATCGACTAGGTAAGAATCAATTTTTAGCTGCGCAACAACCTAACTATGCTGGATTTAATAGTGGCGGAATTGTATCACTTATGATATAATGTGGTGTGAAATTAATACAGAAATATAACTACGCAGATTTAAAAAGAGAAGAAGGTGCAACTAGATTGTATCTTACTCCTGATGGTGAATCATTACCATCCGTTACATCTATACTAGGTAAGACTAAGGATAAATCATTTTTAAAGCAATGGCGTGCACGTGTAGGGGAAAAAGAGGCTGAAAAAATTATAGCCAATTCCGCTCAAATTGGAACCGCGCTCCACCTATATATAGAACATTACGTGAACAAACATTCTTATAAGGATCTTACAGAAATAGGCATTCAAGCGGGGAAAATGGCCCAGGTCATTATTGACCATGACGAAGGATTAAAAAAAGTTAGTGAAGTGTGGGGGTCTGAAGTACATCTTTATTATCCTGGTAAGTATGCCGGAACAACAGATATGATTGGTGTGTATGATGGAAGACCTACTATTATTGATTTTAAACAAACAAATAGACCTAAAAAGCGTGAATGGGTACAAGATTATTTAATGCAATTAGCAGCATATGCTATGGCGCATAATAAGCTTTTTGATACTGAAATTGACCAAGGAGTGATTCTAATGTGCTCTCGTGACCTATTATTCCAGAAATTTGAGCTAAAAGGTGAAAATTTTGTAAGAGCCGGTGAAACTTTTATGAAAAAACTTGATTTATATTTAAAATCCATTATATAATACATATAGGATGCCATAATGGGTCCTATACTAAATCTTGCTTTAATAGGAGGTAAATATGAACGAATTAGAGCTAATACGTAACCATTTTCTTGGTTTTCACAATGACTTTTTTGATAGTTTCAGAAGAGTCTCAACTTATCCACCATACAATATAAAAGAAAACGATGACACAGGTGTTATTGAATTTGCTGTTGCGGGGTTCGCTGAGAAAGATTTGAAAGTTGAAGTTAAAGAGAATACTTTAAGTATTCACGGATGCAAAGATAAAATGACTACAGAAGATTATTTTCATAAAGGAATTTCTGATAGAAGTTTTAGTAAAAAATTTCAATTACACAAACATATAGTAATTGATAATGCTGAACTGAAAGATGGATTACTTAAGGTTTCTTATCACAGGGATATACCTGAGGCTGAAAAACCAAAACAAATTAAAATTAAATCCAAGTAACTAATTCTTCACCGCTAATTTCTCTAGCGATGTTAATTTTATTTCTAAGGGACTGTATGATTTTTTCATCTACAGTCCCTTTTGCTACTAGGTCTATATATAGGACTGGATTTTTTTGACCAATTCTGTGAGCTCTATCTTCTGACTGTATTCTTTTTTCTAAATCATAATTATTAGAATAATATATAACTGTGCTTGCCTCTGTAAGTGTAATCCCATATCCACCAGTTTGTGTATTACCTATAAAAAATCTAACTGGATTACTAGGTTCTTGAAACTTTTTAATACACTTTTGTCTATCTTCTGATTTAGTTGCACCATAATATGTGCAGTAAGAAGTAGGACCATATTCATCTTTTATGGCTCTTTCTATATTTAAAATATCATGCACGTAATTGGCCCAGATAATTACTTTTCCTGTTGTCTCTCCTAATATTTGCATTAATTCATCTAACCTAGAATTTTTAAGATTAATTATTTCACCATCATCTGTTTTCATATGTCCACATGTAATTTGGTGTAATCTTATTAATTGTGTAAGCACATTTAAAGCAGTAGCAGATTGTCCTTTTAATATGGTTGTAGCATTAGCTTTCATTTCAACATAAGCTCTTTTCTGCTCATCACTTAATTCTACTTCTCTTTTGACAAAAGATTTTTCTGGTAAATCTAAACAATCCTTTTTTAAAATACGGTAAGAATGTGGGGATACTGCTTGTCCTAATTGTTTTAAATTTCTAAATTTAACTATTTTTTGATACTTATGAGTTCCTCCGGCAGCAGTTGCTGTTATCATCACTGCATATTTAGTACGAAATGCATAAAAGCTAGATTGACCTAAAATTTCAGGGTCTAAAAAATCCATTTGAGCCCATAAATCCATAGGAGATTGAGTTACTGGAGATCCTGTTAATATTCTTCTGTATTTAGATTCTTTTGCTAAAGCTAAAATATTTTTAGTTCTTTTAGCTTGTGGATTTTTAATAGTTGTGCTTTCATCTACTATCATCATAGATTTACCAATTAAAAATAATCCAGCTTGTTTTAATCCTTTAACTGTGGATAAAGCTTCTACATTCATTACAAATATTTTTAATTTATAATCAATTTCTCTAAATTTTCTTAATTCTGCTTTATACTTTTCGCTATTAGAAGGCTTCCATGCTAAAACTTCTCTTTCTATATAATCAGGAATGTGGGTAGGTATTTCCTGGTCCACCCAGTTCATATACGTACCTTTCGGAGCAACTACCAATAATCTATCTATTTTTCCTTTGTTATATAAAATGCAAGCATTATCTAATGCTATTTTAGTTTTTCCTGTACCCATCTCAGCAAAGATAGCAAACGCTTCTTTATTCCAACATTTTTTTAAAGCATCTTTCTGATGCTCATATGGCTCAGTTTTAAATTTATACATTTTATATTTCTTTATTCTTGCTTTTAATTATAACATATGTTATAATCCGAATCAAGAAATAAAATTATGACAGTTTATATACCGCAAGTAATGGATTATAACGTTAGATCTGCTGAAAGTTTTGGCGATTTAAAAGTTATGTTACCAGACAGAAAACAAATAGTTTTGGCTGCTGGTCCCATTGCTCACAAATTAAAACAAGAATTAAAAGATTTTAATGACGATGATTACTTGCTTTTAATTGGAGATCCTGCTATAATAGCAATTTGTGGTGCTTTAGCTGCAAAAGTTAATAACGGTAAATTTAAGGTACTTAAATGGGACCGTAACGAAAAGAAATATTACGATTTAGAAATAGATTTGAGAGGTTAAATGAACGAATTATTAAAACAAATGCAAGAAGATGCTTCTGTTGTTCCTGAAGATAATTTAGGTAAGATTGGTGCAGTGGCAACTGACATTGCAGAAACAGAAGAAGAAATTGCAAATTTAAAATCACAATTAAAAAAGAAAGAAGATTATATAACAAAACTTTCTGAGCAAGTGTTGCCTACACTATTTTCAGAAGTAGGATTATCGGAATTGAAATTATCTGATGGTCGTAAATTAAAAGTTTCCGAGTATTTTAGAGCTTCTATTAAAGTAGAAAATAGAGAGCTTGCTTATACTTGGTTAAAGAACAATGGATTTGGGGATTTAATAAAGAACCAGATCACTTGTAGCTTTGGAAGAAATGAAGAAGAGAAAGCTAGTAGTCTTGTATCTGATCTCACTGAGAAAGGATTAGAGCCTACGCAACGCGAGTGGGTCGAATCTTCCACCCTTCGCGCATTCGTAAGAGAGCAATATGAGAAAGGAGTAGATCTTCCTATGGAACTACTTGGAGCTTATGTTGGTCAAAAAACAACAATTAAATCTGAATGAGGTAATTAATAATGTCTAAAAATGAAAAAACTAAAACTAATGGCCTTGATCTTGCGGTAATCGCAGATGACGCCAAAACAATGAGTGGATTTGGTTCGCTTAATATTGCAAGGGATACAGCTATTCCTTACATCAGCATTTTGCAAACTTCTAGTCCACAAGTAAATCCTTCTAAAGCAGAATACATAGAATCTGCTAAAGCAGGTCAACTGTTTAACACAGTTACACAAGAAACTTTTGACTCTATTAAAGTCATTCCTGTTTTCTATACTCTAAAATATGTAGAGTGGAAACCTAGAGAGCAAGGTGGTGGGTTTATTGCATCTCATGATGCAGATAGTGGAATCTTAGGACAGACTACACGTGATCCTATGACTGGCAAACAAATATTACCAAGTGGTAATCATATTGTTCAAACAGCATATCATTATGTGTTAATTTTAACTAACAGTGGGTACCAAAACGCTGTGATTAGCATGTCTTCAAGTCAGCTTAAAAAAAGCAGACGTTGGAATAGCTTAATGCTTTCACAAAAAATTAAGGGCCCATCTGGGTTATTTACTCCTCCAACATATGCTTTTACTTATGGTGTTTCATCTGTAAGTGAATCTAATGATAGAGGAAGTTGGTTTGGATTCTCTATTGAAAAAGGGGAACAGGTTTCTGATCCTACCATTTATCAGGAGAGCAAAGCTTTTGCTCAATCTGCTTCTAGTGGAGCAATTGAAGCAAAACCTACGGAACCTAAATTAATATCCGACAAAAAACCCGAAACCAAAGAAAACAACGAAGACGTACCATTTTAGGTAGTTTTCAGAAACTGGAGGTTTCGTGGAAGTTGAGAAATTTAAATCTATATTTGAGGGTTTAGATGTGGCTTATGGTCAGCACCAGCCGAATGGTTCGCGTGCTGACGGTAAGCAGCAAGGTAAATCTTACATTGTTAGACAGGAGGTGACAGATGAGCTCTGGCAAAAACATTTGGCGGGCGAGGGTCCGTCTCTTGGGATTATTCCTATTAGGGCTGATAATACTACTAAATGGGGATGTATTGACATTGATAGTTATCCTTTGGATCATTCTGCTTTATTCAGGAAGATCAGAAAATTGAATCTACCATTAGTATATTGTAAGTCAAAGAGTGGCGGTGCACACTTATTTTTATTTATGAAAAAAACAATCGCATCAAAATTAATTAGAAATAAATTAGTAGAAATAGCAGCATTGATTGGTCATTCTAAATCAGAAATATTTCCGAAACAATCTAGTATATCATTAGAAAAAGGGGATCTTGGTAATTTTTTAAATTTACCATATTATAATGGTAATAAATCAGTGCGCTATGCTTTGAAAGAAAATGCAACATCAGCAACATTAGAAGAATTTTTTGATATATATGAAAAAAATTCTGTAGAAAATTTAGATAGTATTGGGGTTAAACAAGCAGAAGTAGTGAAAGATGGGCCACCATGTCTACAAGCTTTATGTAGTCAAGGTTTTCCTCCTGGTACAAGAAATAATGGATTATTTAATATTGGTGTATACACTAAGAAATTTGATCCAGATAATTGGGAAAAGTTATTAGAGCAATACAATCAAAAATATATGCAACCACCACTAGATCATAAAGAAGTGGCAACAGTTGTAGGGCAACTAAATAAAAAAGGTTATCAATATAAGTGTAAAGACCAACCTATTAATTCTTTTTGTAATGTAAATGTTTGCAAGACAAGAAAGCATGGTGTTGGTGCAGAGAATGTGTCTCAACAATTAGGTTCATTATCTAAATTAGAAACAGAGCCGCCAATATGGTTTTTAGAAATACCTACTGATGATAATGAAGATGATTTAAAGATACAATTAACAACAGAAGAATTACAAATACAAACAAAGTTTCAGAAGAGGGTCATGGAAGTACTTACCATGATGCCTCCTTTGATGAAGGCGTCCGATTGGCAACAACTGGTTAATGGAAAGATGCAGAGCGCACTACGCATTCCAGTGTCAAACGACGGATCTGTGTCCGGTCAGTTTTTAGCTCACCTCCAGGAGTTTTGTACTGGCCGTGCACAAGGACAGGTGAAAGAAGATATACTTTTACGTAAACCATTTACAGAAAATGGTAAAATATATTTTAGATTACAAGATCTACACGCCTATTTAATAAGAAATAAATTTACTCATTACAGTAACACAGGACAGATTATTGCTGAGTTACGTAAAATAAATGGAGAACATAAATTCTGGAAACTAAAAAACAAGGGTGTTAACACATGGGGTGTACCATCTTTTGATGAACAAGATTCAGAACATGAAGTTAGGAAACAAGATGCCACACCTTTCTAAATTACCTAAGATTAAAAAAGGAATGTTAGCTGAACAAATTGCCATACAATTTTTATTAAAAGAAGGATATTTTGTATTTAAAAATTTATATGGTGTTGGCCCAGCAGATCTAATAGCTATAAATGAAAAAGGAAAGGTGCAAATATTTGATGTTAAAAGTGAGAGTTATCGCAATACTTGGAAACCTGGAACAAGGATTCCTAGAGCATTAACTTTAGAGCAAAGAAAATTAAAAATGAAATTTATATTTGTAGACAAGAAGGGAGAGTGTAGAGTTGCCAAAAATTAATATAATACTAGGACCTCCAGGCACAGGTAAAACTGAAAACTTACTGAGGATTGTGGACCGGGAACTAAAGAATGGTACTCCACCAGATCGTATTGCATTTGTAAGCTTTACAACAAAGGCAACAAATGAAGCACGTGATAGAGCAAAGATAAAGTTTAATTTAACAGATAAAGATTTTCCTTATTTTTGTACACTACATGCATTTGGAAAAAGACAAATGGGATTTACCAAAGCAGAGATTATGGACCATAAAGATTATGCAGAATTTTCTCAAAAATATGGTGTTGATTTAAAAAGAATAACTGCTGATTGGGAAGATAATGGTGTTGTTAATACTGATAATAAATATTTAAGAGACATTAATAAATCCAAAATGCAGTGTTTAGAATTACAGGATTTTTATAACAGATCTAATTTAGAATATGCTTGGGAGGAATTGCTATGGGCTTATCGTTCTTTTGAGGATTATAAACAAGAATATAATAAATTTGATTTTACTGACATGTTAACACAATTTGTAGAATTTGGTCACAATCCTCCACTTGATGTGGTAATTGTTGATGAGGCTCAGGATCTTACTAAGTTACAGTGGAATATGTGTGAAAAGATATGGAGAAAATCTAAAAGGGTATATATAAGTGGTGATGACGATCAGGCTATATTTAGATGGGCAGGAGCTGATATTGAGCATTTAATTAATATGGAAGGAAATGTAAGTGTATTAAAACAATCTTACAGATGTCCAGTGAAAGTTCATCAGGTAGCAGCTGACATTGTTACAAGAATTTCTAACCGCAGATCTAAAGAATGGAAAGCTAGGGATGCAGAGGGAGAAGTTAGATTCCATGCTTATCCTGGTGGAGTTGATATGAGAGAAGGTAAATGGTTGGCTCTTGCAACTTGCAGCTACATGTTGAATGATATTGAAGATGATGTTCGTCAATTAGGTCTTCCTTACACAGTTTATGGCAAGTCCCCAATTAAACAAAGTTTACTTAAAGCTGTTAGTGCATGGAAAAGGTTAAATAATTTTGAAGAGATATCTTACAATGACGTTGCTGCAATTTACGAAAATTTAAAAAGCGGTGTTGGTGTAGAAAGAGGATACAAAACTTTAAAAACTTTAGAAGAGAATAAAACTTATGGTGTAGAGGAATTATCAATGCACCATGGTTTAATGAATGCAGGTAGTCCTTGGGATGTGGCTTTTACCACTATAGGAGAAAAAGATAAATCATATATATTATCATTAGAAATGCACGGAGGTCTTGGAGTAGAGCCAAAAATTAATTTAAGCACAATACACATGGCTAAAGGTGGTGAATGCGATAATGTTATGCTAATGACAGATTTATCACGTGCCAATCAAGATGAAATGGAAATTGATTCCGATGATACAAATAGAGTTTTTTATGTAGGGGCCACGAGGGCTAAACAATCGCTACATATAGTTCAACCACAAAGAGAAAGAGGGTTTATAATATGACCAAAGAAGAAATATTAGCGAAAGCTAAAGAAATCATTTCTAATGATAGAAATGAATCACACGGAGATGCATTTAAGAATCATGCAGAAATTGCAGAGTTTTGGAATATATTTCTAGATGGTAAATTACAGCCAATGGCATCCATTACTGCGCAAGACGTAGCGATTATGATGATATTACTAAAAGTTTCACGTTCCAATCAGGGAAAGAAATTTAACTTGGATAATTTTATTGACATGGCTGGTTATTCAGCAATTGCAGGAGAGATAGGTGACAGTGGATCTTTTTAATAAAAATGAAGTAAAAGCAGAATGGTTACATCCTACAGAATTTCCTTCTATGAAGGGAAGACAGGTAGTGGCGATAGATTTAGAGACATGTGATACTGATTTAAAGAAAATGGGTCCTGGTTGGCCTCGTAAAGTTGGAAAAGTTATAGGTATTGCCCTATCCAGTGGTGATTTTACTGCTTACTATCCAATTGCTCATGATGGTGGTGGAAATATGGACAGTGAAGTTGTCTTAAAATACATAAAAAGCATCTGTGAGGATGAATCTATTCAAAAGGTGTTCCACAATGCGCAGTACGATATTGGGTGGCTCAGCGTGCTAAATATTGAAGTTAAAGGGTATATTCATGACACTATGATTGCTGCTGCATTATTAAATGAGAATAGATATTCATATACTCTAAATAGTATAGTTAGTGAGTATTTAGGTGAATATAAGGATGAAAAGGTTTTAAAAGCTAAGGCAGAGGAGCTAGGAATAGATCCTAAAGCAGAGATGTATAAACTTCCAGCAGAATTTGTAGGAGAATATGCAGAAGCAGATGCCCTTCTTACTTTTAGATTACATGAAAAATTGATGCTAGAGATTAAAAACGATGCATTAGAGACTGTGTATGACACAGAGTGTAGACTAATTAGGGTTATATTTAACATGACTAAACGTGGTGTTAGAGTTGATATGCAAAGAGCATTTGAACTTAAAAGAAAGTTACAGGTAAAAGAAAAAAATTATCTTAAAAGAATAAAAGATATTACTGGATCTGATGTGCAGGTTTGGGCAGCACGGTCAGTGGCCCAGGCATTTGATGATGTTAATTTAGAATACCCAAGAACTGCGTTGGGTGCTCCTAGTTTTACTCAAACTTTTTTGGAAACACATAAGCATGAGCTTCCTCGTATGATTACAAAAGCACGTGTATTAAATAAGTTACAAGGAACATTTGTTGATGGAATAGCTAAATATATTCATAATGATAGATTACATGCACACATAAATCAAATACGTGGTGATTCTGGTGGAACTGTGACTGGTAGATTTTCTATGTATGCTCCTAATTTACAGCAAATGCCTATTAGAAATGAATTTGGATCTGAGTTACGAAAAATATTTATACCAGAACAAGGAGAATATTGGCTTTCAGCTGATTATTCGCAGCAAGAACCTCGTATTCTTACACACTTTGCTATTTTAAATAAAAATGAAGGTGCTGAGGATGTTCAAGACGCATTTATAAAAGGATTAGACTTCCATAAACAAACTGCAGAGATGGCAGGCATACCAAGAAGATTGGCAAAAACTATTGGCCTTGGTGTTATGTATGGAATGGGCTATAAAAAACTTGCTGTTGATTTAGATATCAGTCCGGTAGAAGCAAAAGAAATGCTTAAAGAATTTAGAACTAAAGTTCCTTTTATGCAAGGTATGCTTGAAGATGTAATGAATAGGGCAAACAAAGTAGGAACAATTAGAACTTTTTTAGGAAGGAAATGTAGATTTGATTTATATGAGCCTTCTTGGTACGAACCAGGTGTTTTTCATAAAGCATTACCGCTTAAACAGGCGCAAGCAGAGTATAATGGTCAAATTAAAAGGGCCGGTACATACAAAGCATTAAATCGTTTAATACAAGGCACAGCTGCAGATCAAACTAAAAAAGCTATGGTTGATGTATATGAAAAACTTGGTATTGTGCCGCTTATTCAAGTACATGATGAGTTGAATTGTAGTGTAAAATCTGATAAAGAGGCAGGAGAGATAAAAAATATAATGGAAAATTCTATGAAATTGGTCGTTCCTTCTAAAGTTGATTTTAAGGTTAAAGATAACTGGGGAGATGCAAAATGAGCATAAATAAAGAAACAAGAAAAAAAAGAATGGAAAACAAGAAGAATAGTTTTGCCATTAATCCGGAGCAAATGGAGTATGAGCGAAGAAAAGTACTTGAACAAATGTCTACGAAAATTGATCGTAAAAAGCTCAACAATATGGCAGCAGTTGCGGCGACAAAAGAACCGGAATATTTTGACGAAGAAGGAAACAAAAGAGAACCGAACTTGCGCATACTTTCACTCGGGGCAGGGGTACAGTCTTCCTGTCTGGCACTCATGGCGCAAGAAGGATTAACAAAACATAAACCAGATTACATGATATTTGCTGATACGGGATGGGAACCCTCATTCGTATATGAGCATGTAGAATATTTAAAGAAAGCAATAACAATTTGTCCACTCATTACTGTAGAACGAAGTAATATTCGTGAGGATCTTATCCGTGCAGCGAACCCAATTAAAGGGTCAAATGAGGAACATAAATCTTTCGCCGGGCGTGTACCAAATCCACCTTTATTTGCTGCTCGTCCTGGTGGAAAGGTTGGAATGCTTTACCGACAATGTACACATGACTATAAAGTTATTCCTATTCAGAAAAAGATTAGAGAGATCTTGGGAGTAAAACCAAGACATAGAGTTAAAAAAGGAACAATCGTGGAACAGTGGATAGGCATATCTACTGATGAAGCAATGCGCATGAAAAACGCAAGACTTCCATGGTTAACATCACGTTGGCCTTTAATAGAAATGAAGATGTCTCGTATGGATTGTCTTCAGTGGTATCGTGATATTAAGAAACACCCCATGCCTGGTAAATCATCGTGCATAGGGTGTCCTTATCATCATAACGATCAATGGAAAAATATGCAAAAAAATTATCCAGCAGATTTTGAAGATGCATGCGAAGTTGATGATAAAATAAGACATGGATTAAAAAATACTACGGCGGAACTGTTTTTACACAAATCAGCTAAACCGCTTCGAGATATAAATTTCTTAGAGCCAAAGAAACAAGCAAGTTTATTTGGTGAAACATTTGATGAAGAATTCGCAGATGAGTGCGAAGGACTGTGTGGAGTATAGTGGCTAAAGTAGGACTAGCTAAACACAGAGGAAGACGAAAGCTTGGTAGGAAGAAAAGAAGAAAACGTTCTGCTAAGTGGAGAAATAAAAAAACAGGAAGGTGATTATGGAAAAGAAAAAAATAGAAGAAAGAAAAACAGCATTACAAACACAACATGATGATGTTGCACAAAAAATAAACCAAGGTAAAAATGCATTGGGTAATTTAGAGGCAACATTGATGGGTTTAAAAGGTGCTATTTCACAAATTGATTGGGTGTTAGGACTATTTGTAGACGAAACAAGCAAAAAGGACAAATAATGGATGTTTGGGACCCAAACGATAAAACGACGGTTTTCTGCCAAATAAAAAAGCTCATAAACACCCCGGTATCGGGGTTTAAGCGATGGAGTGGTATGATTCTACCCGGGATATTAACCGTTTTTTACTTTTTTATATTTTTTTTAATATTATCTGGATGTGCCTACTTTCAAAAAGATAAAACTGACGATGAAATAGTTACAACTGAATTACTACCACTAGAAATGTCACAAGATAAAAAAATTGCATGTATAAAATTAGAACCAGAGTGTGATGATTAAAAGAAGATTGGATAGATATGTACAAGTACTTAGCAACATTGATGACTCTCAAGATAAATTCTTGTGGATTATGGATTTTGGAAAAAATTCCAGAGCCATGTCTGACGACCATAAAGTTAAATCTTTTGAAGTTCCAGGTTGCCAGAGCCAAACATGGTTGGTCCCGCATTTTATTGATGATAAAATATATTTTACTGCTGATTCAGCTGCACTTATATCTAAGGGCATGGTTTGTATCATTGCGGATGTGTACAGTGGATCTTCGGCCCAGGATATAAATGATTTTGATCAGAAAGAGTTTGAAAAAATGAATCTTAGTACTTTATTAACACCAGGAAGAAATAATGGTGTTCATAGTATGCTGAAAAAAATTAAATCTTATGCTAGTCCCACTTCGCCTTAGCGCGTAAGGACCATCTTTCAAATGCTGCTGCATCTATATCTTTTTTAACCATTTTAGCACCATCTGGCACTTCGTTATATAATGCAATTACTTCACCATCTTCTATATGTACAATACCAGGACCACAAAAAGCATTTTTGTCATATCCTGTATTCTTTTTTTTAAGTAATCTTACTTCTTTCATACAAGAAGATAATGACTCCATAGGAATATACTGTGTCATTTGTGTTTTTTGGTCATTCATGTTCCCGAAAACAAACATAAGTATCACGCTAATGACTTCCATTGTCCCTCACTTTGTCCTCGAGCTTTTCTGTATCTTGAATTAATTTTTCAATATCTTGCTGTGCTCTTTTTATATTTACGGTATTACTCATCATACCCTCCATTTCTTCTTGCATAGCCTCAATTTGAGATGCCATGAACTCGATTAACATATCCTGCTGACTATCCGCGGGCAAATTACCCATTTCACCACGAGGCCATTTAATTCTAAATTCCGTGTTTTTTTCAACATCAGCCAACATTAATTTACCTTGAGTCTCAATGTTATTTAATCGCTCTACGATCCCAAAATAGCTATACACGCCGATTCCGACGGCCGCGACAATACTAAGTAAGTTGCGCATAGGCATGCTGATGCTTGTTTGGTCTGAAATTTTCATGATTTTGTTCTCTCCTCTTTTTGTTTTAAAGATTCTTTCATAGAAATATCTAAAATTTCTTTTTCTTTTTTCATGTGATTATGAAAATCATTATCATCTGTTACGACAGAATTATTTTTTTTCATCATCATTCTATTGCGCCTAGTTAAAAAAAATTTGTATTGTTTATTAGCCATTAGTTAGCTAGTGGATTATTAGACTTCTTTTTAATTTCCTTTATTTGAATGTCTTGTAATTCGTTTTCTTTCGATACAATCGCGGCTTGTTTAGCAAGTTCTTCAATATTTTCTTCTAATTCCCAACCGTATTCTTCTAACATTTTAAGTTTTTCAAGAATAGGTGCTAAATCAACACGTGGTGGTATCATAGCAATAAGTTCTCTAACTTTACCTATCTCTTTAAACACTTTTGTTAGATCTACTTGTACTGGCATTTCTGTTCTAACTGCTTCAAATTCTTTTAATACCCATGTCATGTCTTGTGTTTCAGGAATACTATCCTCTACTGCAGCAATACGATCTATAAGTTCTATTTTATTTTGATTTATTTTTTTATTAATTGCACCTACATCAACAGCTGGTGTTGCTTCTAATGCATCAAGGCGTGTATTAAACTGGCCCCAGGTGTAAAAACCTCCGCCTATGGCCCCTATAACGCCTACTAATGCAGCGTATGTGGATAACTTTTCTATTATTTTCATTCTATTCTCCTCTCAAGAGCTTTAATTCTATCATAATACCAGCTTTTTGTATAGCCAATTCTTCTAGTTCACGTCTGTAGATTTCCACTGGATCCCCTTGAATATACATCACTAATGTTACATCATTATATATCTCTTTACTGTATTCGATCATACTTAATTGATCAAAAAAGTCATTATTTACGTCATATTGGAGGCCCTTATCCTGATAAAAATCCTTATTTGAATAAGTATCTAGGTTAACGACCTCCTTAAATATATCACGTGGATCTACGGATACTTTAATTTCCCCTACATCCACATTTTTAATCTTAATTTCCTTGCTGACTTCTATGTTTTTGGTTGTAATTCCTCCTTTGTCAGCAACATCTGTTTCTTCCAATGATTCTTCCTCATTCGAAGCAGTCTCTGATACGCTTTCTTCCGATCCCGACTCTTTTTCCAGTGCTTCTTCATTACCTTCAGAAGATTTTTCATCCTCTTTGGGCTCTTCTGTGCTGTCATCATTTTCAGCTACCTCCATTTCTTCATCCTCTCCCTCCATTTCTACTACATCTTCTTCTGTTTCTGGCTCCATGTCAATAGTTTCTTCCTCAGCTACCTCCATTTCTTCAAATTCTTCTTCCATTTCCATTTCAGTAAATTCCTCTTCCATTTCCATTTCTTCAGACATTTCCTCAAATTCTTCTACCATTTCCATTTCTTCAAATTCTTCTGATAATTCCATTTCCTCAAATTCTTCAGGCATTTCCATAAATGCACCTTCATCAAATTCTTCTTCAAAATACATTTCAGTAAATTCTTCTTCTGGGATCATAGTCATGTCAAATTCTTCAAATTCTTCAGGCATTTCCATTTCTACAAATTCTTCTTCCATTTCAAAATACATATCTTCATTAAATTCCATTTCATAATCTATTTCCCAATCACCAATTATATAGTCATCCCCTATATTAAAATCTTCTTCAAAATAAAAATCTTCTTCCCATGTAAAATAGTCTTCTTCCCATGTAAAATCTTCTTCCCAAGTAAAATCTTCTTCAAAATCGGGAATATCACTTTCAATATCTTCTGTTATATCATCTAATTCTTCTTGTGTATCTTCATCAATAGGAGGTAGATTTGTATATGTCACATTTAATGTAACATTATCTACATCTGGACCACGATGATAACCATCATAGGTTGTGCCTGCAGTTTCGTTATGCACTTCTGCTCTAATTGTAATATCTGTTTGTGTATTTGAACCTTGAATATAAACGTTTGTATAGTTTGTAAACGTACCACCATTTATTGACCTACTAGGGTCATGGTCATTTATCTCTCTGATTTGTGTAGTTACTGAACCATCAGCGCCTGTAATAGTTTGTTTAAGGGTAAGTGTGTTTTCAATACTGTTCCAAAACCATACGTCTGCTGCCATGGTTGAAGTAAAGCCTTGATTCATTTGATATTGTGTTAGATGGTCATCATCAACTAAATCTACATCCTGGTATACATTATCTTCTTCATGCCCTTCAAATGCTAATACACCACCAGATGTATCCATTCCTGATTGATATGGAAAGTTACCAAAATTACCGTGAGTGTGAACACCATGGTCGCCGTCTGTCGACCAACCAGTTGTGGTTGTGGTGTTACCAGTTCCAAATGTTGAGTTTGTTAAAAGATTTCCTGTTGTTACTGTTTCACTAATCGCGTTCGACGATAACAGGCACAGGGTCAACAACAGGCTCGATAGTGTTAACTTCATTTTCTTCCTTTAATGTAAGTAGTTCTTGTTCAATTCTCTCAGCCTCTATTCTTGCTGCTTCTGCTTCTTCAGCAGCTATTCTCTCAGCCTCTATTCTTGCTTCTTCAGCTAATCTTTCATCAACTGCATCAATTACTTTTTGTTTTTCTAAATGTTCTTTATAATCAGGTCTAAGTTCTACGTATTTTTTCCACATTTCCGCCGCCTCTGAACCTATTTTGCCCTGGTATGGGCATGGAGTTCCTGCAGCTTCCATTGCTTGAAATACACGTTTATCCTGGCATAATACTGCCACACTTGCAACTTTCATGCCAAAATCTTGTAAAACTTTTGCTAATTTAATACGCTCGCAGTTCTCATCGACTACGTGCTTGCCCCCAGATAAGCCAAAAACACCAGTAGAAACAGAACCACTAACGCCCATAGAGCAAACGTCTTGAGACATGCTCGAGTATGATGGCGAGTTAGCAGATGGTGGGGGTACATCTGCCCCATGGGAAGTTGTTGTATTTGTTGTCGTTGATGTTGTTGTGTTCGTCTGTCCGTCGTTGTTATTCGTGGTAGTACTCTCATACCCACCCGTAATATTCGTATTCGAACCCGATGTATTAGTTTGTGTATTTGTATCATCTGCAAGTATAGGTTTAGCCCACATTGAGACTAAAATCAAAGTTATTAGTAGTATTAAATTTCTTTTCCAAAAATTCATTCGCCCTCCAGGCTATGCGCCAAATTTTGTTCCTCTATAATTCATACCTTGTATAGGAAATGCATCGAAAGGTAAACAAAATGTTTCCATCAATACTCTATCTTTGTATTCTTGAGGTTTAGCCTCATATGAGTTTTTAAATACTACTTGCGCATCCATACATTCTTCCTCAGTTGGATATAGTACTCCATTATATTTTACTGAAGGCATATTTGGTGCTGAGAATAATATCAGCATAAACCATATTTTAATCACGATGTCCCCTGAAATATTTTTTTTCAGGGTGGTATTGTAACCATTTTTTAAACTTATACCAGATATTTCTTATTCTTGTTGCCATAATGTTCTCTTAATGGGACCCTCACTGCTCGAATGAGCAGCTTAAGAGAGTCCACTGGGTGAAATGAAGTTGAGGATTTATATATATATTCTATGGATAAATTAAGCAATGAAAAAGTAATTTTTTTCTTGACATCAATTTTTGGCGGTATTCTGCGATAAACTTTTACTTGATTTATCCCATTAATTACTGTATAATATGGGCATACAAAAGAAGAGTATGTCAATTGCAAGTGACATATCCTCCTGGCTGAACAACAATCGCAAAGTTGTAAGGCATAGGGCACCAGTAACAATGTCCAAATGGATTAGGGACTGGAGCTTTAGTTCCGAAGTACTCGTTAAGTTGTACAGGCTTGATTTGTCGGGAAAAGGTTGAGGGTGACCACAAGATAATCCCTCGGAGGCTTTTGTACAGAACTGAGGGAGAAATGAATTTATTAAATATGTTAAGTGCTAAGAAATTTGCTGATTGGATAAACAAAGCTAAAAAAGGGGATAAAATAATTTATTACCGTGGCTTTTTGTTTGCACCAAACATGCAAAAATATTCACCAACACAAGATCTTAGAAGAGTTAATAATATGCGCAAATCTATTTATGAAGCGTATGAGCACAATTTAGTCACACTTGTTCAGAAAAAACATGATGACTTTGATTATGAATACATTGCGGTGCGCTCATGATTTACGGTTTATTTTGGTTTTTAATGATTCCTATTAAATTATATATTGCTTATGTAATTTTAGTATGGATTTATAAAGTGTTTTTAGGAATAATATGAAATATCCAAAAGGTATTGATAAAAAGAAATGGGACCTAATGGTTTATTACACTAGATCCTTTGTGTATTTAGTAGGATCACTGGCTCTTGGATATGTAGTGATAAAGTATTTAATATGAGTGATTTTGATAATTATATAATGGATTATTACGAAGAGATATGGGAAAACCAAAAGGAGGAGGATCATGAACCAGAAGAATAAAGGTCCTAATACACCAGAAGAAAAAGCACATGCAGCGGCACGTGATAAAATAATGAAAGAAGAACCACGTAAGTGGGATCACATTCAAAAAGAAAGACAGAAAATACGTGAGAAGAAAGCGTCCCAGGCGTTGGCAGATGCAGAAGCAATAAAAGAATTAGGAACACCAACAATTGCTTTTGAACAGCCGCCAGAGGGCACAGAAATTGGTGGCATGAAATCATTTCATGTTGAGAAAGGTGAAGAAAAGAATACATATGAGATAACAACAAAGCGTGAGATAACATTTCAGTATCTAATTCGTGCCAAAAATGAAGAAGATGCAATGATCCGTACGCTTGGGTTTGTTAGCAAGGATGGTAGTGGGCAACGTGAAGATGTTAAACGACCAATGTATTCAAGTAAACCATTTATACGTGAGTGGATTGATAAGATTAGGAAAGTTGGATGAATTGTTGGCATTGTGGAACAGAATTAATATGGGGGGCAGATCACGACATAGAAGACGACGAAACTTATATCATGGTTACTAACTTATCATGTCCTAAATGTAAATGTCATGTAGATGTTTATAAACCAAAGGAAGAAGAATGAACAAGACCTGCGAGTTAAAAAAGTTAATTAAAGATATTGTTAAAGAAGTATTAAAAGAGATTAAAGAAGAAGAAGATAAAAAATTAAGAGAGGAAATAGAAAAAAGTTATGGCGGAACAGACTGAATTAAAATACGATATATATCAACCATTTGGGCCTAGTATATTAAAGACTACATTGCCCCAAGGCTATGTTAATTTATTGAATGCTGAATCTGATCGTATATTATATGATGATAAGTTGAGTAAGGAACATGACTGGTCACATAATTTAGCTGGTAATGTTAAGAAAGAAATTGCAATTGATCAAAATACCATACCAGGATTTCCAGAGTTTCTTATTACAATGTCGAAAGTTTATTATAAACACACAATTAATAAAGAACCTACTGATGGCAGTAAAGTTGCATTTCGTACGTGGGTTGTATCACAAGTTGCGGGTGACTTTAATCCTGTGCATATTCATGATGCTAATTTATCTGGTGTTGCATTCTTAAAGATCCCGCCAGGATTTGATGAAGAGTACGCGAAAGAGGATCATCACCCAACAGCTGGGTGCTTAGAGTTTCTTGGATCCATGCCTAATCATTTTGCGCGTCATAGTTATATAGTTAAACCAGAAGTTGGAGATTTTTATTTGTTTCCTTCATGGCTTACACATCAAGTGTATCCGTTTAGATGTGAAGGTGAGCGTCGTTCACTTGCATTTAATGTACATTTTACGATGGATAATCCTGTGAAAGGTGTTAACGTTTAATGGTTGATACGACGAAGTATAAAAGTATTGCGATAAAGATTCCCTATTATGACGCATTGGTTGAATTAGGGAGGAGCATGCATCGTGGACCAGGTCAACAAATGATGCATTTAATTGAACAAGAATCTGACCGGAAAGGAATTAGAATAAAGAATGAAAGAACTAGTAAGCGCAGCAAAAGAAATAAATAAAATATTACAGGAGTGTGAGGATGAAGGTTTGGGATATGATGCTACACTTGCCAAAATTAGTGCGGTTAAAGTGCACGGTGTTATATTTCCTACACTTATGCTCATGGAGATCATTGATGAATTTGTTAAAGGGTATGCTGAAAGACAAAAGAAAATTGTTAATGATGATTCAAATGAAATACAAGAGAAGTATGAAGAATACTCTAAGAAGTGGAACATGAAGGATCTTAATTAATGGAAAAGAAAGTAAAGATTGGATATCAAGATATAGTCATAGAGCGTGAGACAGCTACGTTTCAAAAACAATCTGATTCTTATGGTGAGTATGATCATAGAAAGAATAGTATTACTATACAAAATGGATTATCACCGCTTGATGAGGCTAATACGCTGTTGCATGAAATATTGCACGGCATAGCATATATTAATTCACTAACGCAGAGTGATCAGCCCTTAGATACTGAAAATAAGGAAGAAGTTGTTATAAACACAATAACTAACGGTTTAACACAAGTATTTAGGGATAATAAATGGTTACTCCCATACTTGAAGGATAAGCTTAAATAATGGATGAAGAAGTTAAGTTACAAACATATGAGATTAATTTATGGAAGGATAAAAAAATCGTTGAGAAAGTTGTTAAGCAATTTGAGAATGATCAACAAGTATTAGATTATATTAAAGATAATTTTGATAAACAACCAGAACCACAATATCCACAAATGGACCCTTTAAGGGGTTATGTAAGGCCAAAAGCTGATGATCATATTATTACATGGTCTAAAATATCAACATATGTTAGGAAGAAAGGTCCAAAAAGAATGCAATTAGATGAAAAAGAGAAAGAATTGAAAGACACACTAGATAAATCAATAACACAGGAGGTCATTGAAGAGTGGGGTCAAGGAGAAATGCTGAGATTAGTTAGAAAAGACTATTGGAGTCATCCTAATGCTAAGGGAATGGAAGAAAAGAGATAGGTATTGGCAAGGTATTATGAGTGATAAGAAAGGATTAACACCTAAAATGAAGAAGATTCTTCAACAAATTCAAGCATTTAACAAGGCAAATGGCTATCCCCCATCGTATGAAGAGCTCAAACAGCTTACTGGATTTAAATCTAAGAGTAATATACATAGATACATCCATGCACTAAAAAAGCGCGGATATGTTGACTTTTTGCCCGCACATAGTAGAACATTAAGAATATTATGAGAGGTATTGTATTGTGCGCTGGATGCTAAAAAGTTTTTTTATTTTTTTATTTACCGGGATCTGCCAATACCGTAATACCTTTTCTCAATTCTCTATATGGGGTAAGGGATACCGGGTATTACGGAGGTATTACGAGTTCATGGAAAAAGAGTCAAATTATTGTATTTTGGAGGTAAAATGAGTGAAAAAGACATATATACCAATAAGTTAAGGTCATTAGAAAAGAAGGTGGTCCGTAATACCATTGCCAATACCAGAGATATGGCATTAAAATACCCACGTGGTGAGGATGGATTAACAGATAAACAGAGAATATTTGTTGAAATATATGTAAAAGAGGAAGGTAGACTAACACCAACTGAATGTGCAAGACAAGCTGGATATAAACCAGAACGTGCACCTACTACAGCTTCTGAGTTATTGAACATAAAGAAATATCCTCGTGTTGTAGCTGCAGTTAAAAAGAAAAGAAATGAACTACATGAGACACATAAAGTTGAGATGAATAAACATGTTGTTGAGTTAGCAAGATTGAGAGATAGAGCATTGGCTGATAAATCTCATAGTGCTGCTATTAATGCTGAAAGATTACGTGGTCAAGCTGCGGGGTTGTATGTTGAAAGAAAAGAAATTAGAACAGGATCAATTGATGATATGTCAAGAGAGGATGTGTTGAAACAATTAAAGGAATTAGGATTAACAGGTGAATTTAAAAAAGAAGGAAATAAAACTGTCCTTTCGGTCGAAGAGAAATCCAATGGCGAAGAGCTTAAGGACGTCACCCCAATACAGACAGAAGATAGTAAAGAGTAAAAAGAAATATGACCGTAAAAACGGAAACAAATTTTTACAAGACTTTCAAGAGATGTTTAGAAAATGGGAGTGAGAAATATATAATTACACGCATTGAGTCCTACGTTACACCAGGATTCCCAGATTGCTTGATATATCATAAAGATATTGGATTTTTCACTGTAGAATTAAAAGTTGTAAGGCGTAATAAAAAAGGGGTTGGTAGAGTAGCAATATCACCTCTACAAATAGCCTGGAATACACTTCATATAGCTCATAATGCCCCCGCATTTATACTAATCTACGACCCCGGGAAGAGGTCCACGAAACTCTTTTCATGCGCCAAACTCCTAGAACTCCGTGATAAAGACTATGATTCAGTGGACGGTGGCCTGTGGACTGGCGTACTGGGCCCGGGATGCGGCTCAGAGTTGCTAAAACTCCTAAAACTCCACAAACTCCCGTAAAATAGCCAACTTATATTGGGCGATGGCCCCTGGACCGTGAGCTGCCGGGCGCGCCGGGCATCAGAGTTGCAGCGTGTCAAGTACTTGGAAAGTTATCCACAATTAATTTGAGATAGGTATATACTTCTTGATTCGGAAATGTTATAATGATGACATAGATACATTATCCCTAGACGATATACTGTTATGCTAGGAAAATGTATCTATTAGAAATAGAAACCATAAGGAGTTAAAATGGATAAAGACTTAATACATGTATTAGAAAGAATAGCTAATGCAATAGAAGAAAGCAACGACACATTAAGTGCTATTGCTTCACATTACGATAGTGTAGTTCCAGTCATGAAGCGAAATGCTGACCGTGTGGAAGAAGCACATAATAAGGTAGAGAAAGATGAATTTGGTTGGGGTAATTACTTAAATCCTAAGAAAGTATTTAAACCACAAGAGCATTAATCTATAACTCCCAAACTCCCCTAATACTGCCACTTGATAGTGGTGGTTGGGGAGTGATTTGTAGCGCCCGGGCCCGTGCAGCTAAACTCCCAAACTCCTCTAATAAAAACCAAGGTTTTCTGGGAATTTGTGATGGGATTTGTTTCCCGGCGCGCGATCCCGTGAACTTAAATACCAGCATGGCGGAAATCAGCCATTTTTTATTGTTGACGAAGCGTGGATGAGCTGGTAGTTTACCAGTTAGAATGAGAAAGAGAGGAAAGTATGGACTGAATAACACTATTTATACCTGTAAAATTGGCAGTATTCTGCCTGATTTTGTGGGTAATTTGGAATGGGGGTTTCTGAAGCTCCCAAGCTCCCGGGATGCAGCTGCTGCCTGGACCAATTGCCACGCAGCTGCTGGTCCCGCTGCGCCCGCGGTAACTTCCAGAGTGCGTTTGGAAAGTTATCCACAAGATAATAAAACAGGGGTTGAGATGAATTACATTTGATGATATAATGATTACAGTTATTTAACAGAGTGAACTGTATCGGAAAATGGAAATTGACACAGGTGATACAAGCATTCGATGAGGCAAGATAAACGGTGTTAATCGGCTCTTGCCTCAAAACTCCAAAGCTCCCCTAAACTTCCCAACATTACGCATGATAGATTGGTCTTGTCCGCATCCCCCGGGACATCCCAGCGTGTCGGCACAAGGGTTAAATTAATTTAAATTAGCTATTGTATTACTTATGAATTAGTGTATTAATTGAGATAGAAATAGAAAGGTATAAAATGACTAAAATACAATTTAGAGATATAGTTAAAAGAGGTTTCTTTAGTATTAAATGGCTAAAGAAAAATGGCGAGGTTGGACACATTAAAAGAGGTGTTATCGGTGAAATGGGTAGACGATTTACCCAAAGTGGACAAGTGAATGAACACCCAAATTACTGTTTAGTATTTTGTGTTAGTAATACAGGCAAACACGGTTGGGCAAATGTGAATCCAGACACAATCTTTGAAATCAACAATGTGAGTTATCCACAATGACTTACATATTTATTGCGATTGCTCTTGTAATGATATGGTTTAGTATTAATATGCAATTATACTTAATTAGTTAATGAAAGGAAATAGAATATGACTAATGAAATTACTACAACAAAACAAACATCAGTTAATAATGTTGATATATCTAATGTTATTACTGAGGTTATAGAATACACTAAAGACAAAAATGCTATTGGCAATCTTGAAGAGATTATCGCTTCAGTTCCTAGTACATCTAGTCTTGATTGGAAACTTGTTTCAGGTGTTCTTTGCAATTCAATAGTTGAATGGGTTGCAGATAACAAAGGCAAAGAGGTTGAGCCAATGGAATTAATACAGCATATCCAAAAAGATATTGGCTACTTACTTAAAAGAATAGGTTTAGCGAGTTAGTCATTCGCTATTTCTGGGAAAAGGGCTACTAAATGTAGCCCTTTTTTTATGCCCAGTCCACTAACTGTGGGGTACTATATCTAGTGGTGCGACAAATTGTCGCGGCTGGCGCCCGGGATACTCCCAAGCTCCGACCCCCATCCCCCCCTTTTTCGAAAAGCATGCTTTGAATTTTGCGGAGCAAGGTTTGAGAGTGACAATGATGCATTAAAATGTTATAAAAAATTTTTAAAAAAATTAAATCGTTTTTATATGGCTTTTTTAGTTGCGAACGTTCCACCAGTAAAGGTATATGTTAAGAAACAGTATTTGTATGATCATCAAAAAGGACATGGAGAATTTGTAGAAGGTGTTTGGGTTAGCTGTAAATCTATCCAAGGTAGGGCGTTGTACTTTGAAACGTATTTGCCGGAATATGGTGCTTTATATGATAAGCTCCCTATTAGTGCTTTTGTTAATTCCCCTAATGTTAAAGATGATCTTTCATTAGAAGAATTAGAACTGTGGGATGCATTTAGCTATAATTTTACAGTAATAGAAAAACAATCGCTTGCAGGTGTTAGGTGTAAATACCTTTCGCCCTCTAAAAAATGGCATCACGGAGAATATTTGTTTACAATTGACAATTGTCATTCTGATCATAACACATTAAATACTAGTTATTCTGAGATTCCAGAGGAACATAAGTCATTTAATATACTAGAATTGGACAATGGGCACTATGCAGCACAACCAAATAACCGTGTATTGTTTTATGATAAGTCTTTAACACCTTCTAAAACGTTAAATCCTGATTTTAAGGTGTCAACAGAGTATTATTCGGTTGAAAACAAGTCAAAATGGACTGCTGGCGATGATGAAAGCTATTTTTACGACCTAAAGGAGCAAGAATAATGAACTTAGAGTCTTTAGACACCCAAACTTTAAAATATATCCTTAAAAATGCAATTCTTGAAAAACAAGAAAAGGCCCAAAATGATTTTTTGACCTTTGTAAAGACAGTTTGGCCTGATTTTGTTGAAGGAAAGCACCATAGAATCTATGCAGAGAAATTAAATCGTATTGCAAGGGGTGAATTGAAGCGATTAATCGTCAATATGCCCCCAAGACACACAAAATCGGAATTTGCATCTAATTTATTTCCAGCTTTTTTTATGGGCAACCATCCAAAGGCCAAGCTTATTCAAACAACACACACAGGAGAACTAGCAATCCGCTTTGGACGTAAGGCCAAGAACGTGATAGAGTCACCTGAATATGAAAGTGTATTTCCAACAGTTAAATTGGCAGCCGATTCGAAAGCTGCAGGACGTTGGGAATCAAATCATGGGGGCGAATACTTTGCTGCTGGTGTGGGTGGTGCTATTACTGGTCGAGGTGCTGATTTGCTTATTATTGATGATCCTCACTCCGAGCAAGATGCGCTCTCACCTACTGTATTGGAGTCTCATTACGAGTGGTATACTTCTGGTCCTCGTCAGCGTTTACAACCTGGTGGTGCGATTGTTATAGTAATGACAAGATGGTCTATAAAAGACCTCACTGGAAAGCTGCTAGAGGCCCAGGCAAAAGACGACGAAACAGATAAATGGGAAGTTGTAGAATTTCCTGCCATCATTAATGATAAACCCATGTGGGGTAATTTTTGGTCCATAAAAGGATTACTTGGTGTTAAAGCATCTATTCCTGAATCAAAATGGCAAGCACAATGGATGCAGCAACCTACCTCCGAGGAAGGTGCACTTATAAAACGTGAGTGGTGGAAAAAATGGGAAAAGAAAGAAATACCACATCTTCAATATATAATACAATCATATGATACTGCATTTAGTGCAAAAGAGACTGCTGACTACTCAGCTATTACAACATGGGGTATATTTCAGCCGGAGGAAGGCGGAAGGCAGTGTTTAATTTTACTTGATGCAAAGAAAGGAAGATGGAATTTTCCGGAGCTAAAATCTATTGCGCAAGAGGAGTATAAGTACTGGGAACCTGAGGCAATCCTTATAGAAGCAAAGGCTTCTGGATTACCTTTAACTCATGAGTTGCAAAAGGCAGGAATACCTGTTATAAATTATACACCCTCACGAGGAAACGATAAACACTCGAGGGTAAACAGCGTAGCTCCCCTGTTTGAATCAGGAGCTATATGGGCGCCCACTAAAAAGTTCGCCGAGGAAGTGATAGAAGAATGCGCAGCATTTCCGTTCGGTGATAATGACGACTACGTGGATTCTACCACGCAAGCCTTAATGAGATATAGACAAGGCTACTTTGTTGAGTTAAAAGATGATTATGAAGATGAGAAGAGTACCACAATTGGTACGGGGAGAGAATATTATTAATGGACGAAAACGAAAAAAGTTGGTTTGAAAGACTTTATGGACCCACTTGGCGTGATTTAAAAGATCCTGAAACTTACAAAAGTCTTCTTGATCTATCAAGTTATGGTGATGTAGTTGATGCACCTGGTGCTGGCGAAGGTCTAGAAGAATTATATGATTTTATAGGTGGTCCAAGTGAAGAAGATTTATCGGATCTAGCTTCATCTTATGAAGGTATGGATTATAAATATCCAAAGATGGCGTGGGATGCTGGAGCCTTTGGGGTTAATACAGCTAAAGATATTTTGCAATTTATACCTGATATGACAATTGATGCTTTCCAAACAGGTTGGGCGCAAACACCAACATGGATGGGTGGTGAAGGACAAAATCTTTTAAGTACTGATGCAAGCTTACGAAAAAATGCATGGTTACATGATAAGCTTGGTAGGTTTTCTTGGTACGATGCTGAATCTAATCCTTATACAAATCCGGAACTAATGGAAGGATATTATAATAGTGCCATTGATAATGCATCAAAACATTTTTTTACTCATGAAGATAAAGGTGGATTCATGAATGAGAAAAAGGCTGGAAAGATTTGGGATGTTGTTGAAGAAAAATTACCTTGGGCTAAATGGGTACGTGAAAATCCAAATACTGATCCTGAAGAATTTAGAAAATTAGAAGAGCAGTTATTTATGGCTGAATTTGATAAACAGTACGGTGATCAATGGAATGAATTTGTTGAGACTGATGTAGATCGCTCTTTAATGGAGCATCACGGAATTGGTGCAGATAAAGGTGCAATTAGTAATTTTGAATTTGGTATTGGAGAAGGTGACCTTGGTGGTTATGCGTCATTAGGACAACCATTACTTCCTTATTTTACTCCTGAAAAAGATGTTTTATATGATGCACATAAAGTTACAGAATTGGCAGGTGGACCTGGTATTATTAAAGGTGGCCTTAAACTTGGAAGAAAATTATTTCCAAAGAAATCCGTTCGTGGGGAAGGAATTATGGACAATGTTAGAAGGCTAGAGGGCCCAGGAGGTAAAAGCAAATACGATTGGGCAGAGGAATGGCTTAGAGATCGTGGTGCTTTATAGTGGTTAAAAAATTTTTAGCTAAAAAAATAATGGAGCGAGCTTCCAAAATGACTCCATTGGAAAGACAACAATATTACCGTTCATTTGGAAAGACTAAAAAAGAAGGAATTCACACTGCTGTTATAGGAAGACAAGCTAAGAATCCTGGTTTATATTATGATCCTAATTTACCTTTTATAGAAACTTATCAATATTTTAGAAAACCTTCTGCTACTGCTAGAGCTCAAGCTAAAAAGGCAGGACATACTTTAAAAGACGAATATTCAGAAACAAGAAGTAGATTTATTCAACCTAAAGAGGAAGATTCTTTCGTTATGGCACAAACCACAGGAACTGCCGATGAAGGGTGGAGACATAAATATGTGAAGGTTAGACAAAGTGAAGCAATTTGGAATGATAAAGCAAAAAAATGGGTTTTGCCAGTATCAAAAGATAGTATAAGAAATCCTACTAGAGCAAAAAGAATACAAGAAGTTGTTAACGATATTTCCGATAATCCAGAAAAACATGGGTTAAAATTAGATCCAACAAAAAAAATTAGAATAGCATATGGTGATTATGTAAATGCTGTTAATAAAGTATTAAAAAATGAAGGGTATAAAGATATACCAGCATCTTCAATAAAAAATGCTATTGTAGCTAAACAAGGAACTTCCATTGTACAACTTAGAGGAACAGATACTGAAAAGAGATTACATAATTTTCTAAGAACTATAGATCCTGAAACTAAAAGACCTTATTATGAAAACATAACTGCCACAGAGTTAAGGAAAAAATTACCGTGGCTTAAATCGGATAATTCTGCAATAAATGAGAGTAGAAGAGCAGTTGGTTTACAACGAACTAATATTGGTAAATCAGAAAGTGATAAAGTAGAAACAAGAGTAATTGAGGCTACAAGAAAAGTTAGACAAAAAGTTAAGAAAGAACATTCTTATTTATCTGATGACGAAGTAGACGCTATGATGGAACAAGCTAGAATTATGCTTGGCAATTTAAAGCCGGGGTATAAAAAAGTATATCCTGATAAGACTATAAACGCTGTTTATAATTTTATAGAGGATACAGAAATACTAAACAGAGGAATGGATCCTTATTATAATTCCTATATAGCAGAAAAAGCTTTAAATAGATTAAGAACTGCTTTAACAGGCGAGACTCACACTATGGGCCATGCAAGAAAAGAAGCTGCTGATACATGGTGGTTTCCAGGTTATGAAACACCGACGATAAGCCCTCAAAAATGGGATATTAATTTTAAACAGCGAGGATTAGATGCTCAGTTTCAAGCAGCTATTAAAAGAGGTGATATGGATACAGCTATGAAAGCATATAAAAAAATGTTAAAGATGGGAATGAGGTCTTCCATGGTTGATGAATTTGGAGAGCAGATATTTTATGGTGCCCCAAGACAAGCTGGAAAAATGGCCGGCGGCGGACTGATCAAGAAAGGATTACAAAAACTTCTTGGGGATTCTGCATTTAGTGCATCACGTAGAAAATTTATGAAACAAGCTAGTGCTGCAGCTGCGGCAACAGCAGTACCAAAGTCCATTCTCAAAGGAGCGTCGACAATGGCCCAGGCATCTAAGTTACCACTGCCGGATGCAGTTCCGTGGGTTAAGACTATGACTAACATGCTTAAAGGCGCTGTCGATAGTAAAAAGGCAATTACAAAATTACCTAATGGCACAGAAATATTTTATTTAAAAAAACCATTAAATAAATATGATTCACACAAACTTTCAATTAAGACTGCGGACGGAAATGAAGATTTAGTTAATTTTAAAGAAGGAAAAAATGACTTTGAAATAGAATTTGATATTGCGGATGATTTTGCAACTAATCAATATCTAGAAGTAAATAAAAAGACAGGATATACAGAAATGATTGATAGCAATCTAAGAATGGCACCTGGCGGTGAAGATGTTATCAAAGACGATCCAATTGTATGGGCTATGGAAAAGACGGATGTGCGTGATCGTATGATTCTAGATAAAACAACAAAGCCAGATGACTACATGTATGATTACATGTCAGTGCCGGATGATACAGACTATGCTCATCTTTTTGAAAGATACGTTGATTCTTTTTCTCCAGCTGGTAATATATTTAAAACAAAAGAACTAGCACGAGCTGAAAAAGCAAGAGAACTTAAAATGAAAAAAGAGGCTAAGATAAGAGCAGAAAACAGAGAAATGGACTGGGAAGAACAATTCCGCGGAGGAAGAGGTATGCATGGATATTACAGAGGTGGCACGAGTATGCGTGATTATAAACCTCAAATAGATGAAAGTAGACGCATGATTAAATTAAGAAATATGTCTGATGTTGAAGCATTAGCAAGAATGATGTTTGCTGAAAGTTCACCTGGTGTTGGTAATGAAAGAGATGCACGAGCAATTGGACATGTAATTCAAAACAGGGCTAAATATACAGGACCTGACAGCACTTACGGTTTGAAGGGATATGAAAATTATTCCCCAATAAAAAGAGTGATTGCCGGACAAAATCAATTTACTCCTTTTAGAAGCTCAGATAATCTTCAATTTTGGGATTTTGATATGACGGAAGATCATCCTTATTATAAATATGCCGCACAAATTTTAAAAGGCGAAGCAGATGATTTTACAGGTGGAGCTACAATGTTTGACTTGGATCCTAATAAATATGCACAAGGATATAATAAATATTGGAATTTTAATCCTGCGCAATTTGAACATGAAGGTCCACATTCTTTTTGGTCTATATCACCTAGAATGAACAGAGGTGGCATGGCAAAACCATACACAGTTGATGATGCAGTAAAAGAAATAAAAGCTAACCCACAAAGATTCATGGCTGGAGGATTAGTTAAAAAACTTTTTGCACCAAAGGTTGTAGGTAAATTAACAGATTTTAAACCTAAATTAACCGGACCAGATTTAGCAAGAGTAAGAACAGATTTGTACACACCACCAAAAGGACCATACACAATAACAAATGAAGATGGTGTAAGAGTATTAGATAAAACTTATGAAAATTTAGATGAAGCACAAGCTGCTTTAAAAGAACTTGCAGGTTTAAGAATGTCGGATGCTTCAACATTTAAGATATTTGGTAAACGACCACCAAGAACAGCAGAAGGTGTAAATGAAGCCGCACCAGAAGTGGATCTTGGTATGATAGGTAAAGAATTACCACCAGAGAAACCAGGTGCAATGTTCTGGAATTCAAGAGAAAAGATTATTGGAGCGCCGTCAGAGGCTATGACAGGAATTCAATGGCTACAATATTTAAAAATGCCAAAGCATGGTATTCTTAATCCTAAATTCAATCCAATAAAAGATATGGAATTAAATGATACAGGGCTAGCACCACATCTTTCAAAAATGGGTAAACAAACAGTTACAAAAGAACAATTAGTAAAAGACTTTGATAATAAATTAGCACCAGAAATAGATGTTGTAGCACTTGGTGGTGATAAGATGCAGGCAGATCAAATTTACAATAAAATAATGAAATATGACATGCAAGCATACCGCGAAGGGCCAGTTAAAAATGTATTAAATCAAATACGTAATACATCATTCCCATTAAAAGAAGCAATTCAAAATAATAATCAAGCAGCAGTCAGTAAAATAATCGATGCAATTGAAGGTTCAGTTTTTAATAATACAGGTGTTGCAAATTCAATTAGAGAAGGTTTTCCACAAAAGTTTCCATTTGAATTAAAAAAGATCTTACAAGATATTGCGCAAGTTACAAAAACAAGATTAGCTGGATTTGATGAATATGCAAAAAGAACACAATATAAAGGTCAGCAGACATTAAGTGGTGGCGAGAATTACCGTGAATTTGTATTTAAATATAAACATCCAAGAGGATCACTTCGTGAAACTGAGCCATATATGACATATGGTCAAGTTGCAGAGAAACAAGGTGCTCCTGAGCATTTTACATCTTTAGCTGATAAAGATACAATGGGTGGATTTATGCACATGCGTGTATCTGATCGTACAGATGAATTTGGTAGAAGAATATTACATATAGAAGAAATACAATCTGATATGCACCAAGCGATGAATAGAAAACAAAGAGAGATTAAAAAGATAATAGAATTAGGAAATAAACCAAGTCAAAGCCAATTAGCAGAATCTAAATATGCACCTCGTGGTGATTTAATTACAGAACCAATAGATAAAGCAAACGAGGAACAATTAGGTTTAATTTTATCTAAAATAGATGAAATACAGTCTGGACCGATGAACAAGCAAAAACAAATAAGATTAAATAGACTTAATAAAGAGCGAATTAAAATAAGAAAAATAATTGAAGATAAAAAAGCTAAAATGGCAGAAGGTGATCATAGTGGTGTTCCTCAAGGACCTTTTAGTAAAACTGAAGATTATAACGAGTTTGTTATGAAATATGCAGTTAAAGTTGCACAGGAAGGTGGATATGACGGTGTATCTATTTCAAGTGCTGCAATAAAAAATAAAGGTATATCAGTTGGTAACAGAGACTATAAAGGAAACCTTATTGCTTACGGCCCAATGGCGGAAGGTGCTATGAAAAAGGCCGCTAAAAAAAGTGGTGCAAAATTTATAAAAACTGCTATAATGGATGCTGATGGAAGAGGATGGGAAGTTCCGATGATTTGGCTGGATGATGCAGCTAAATTTAATGTTCAAAAAGGAATGCCTATCTACAAGAGAGGGGGAATGGTCATAAATGGCTAATAATAAGAATAATATAGATAAAGCGTTAGAAGCACTTACAGGTGCTCTAGAAATAGAACCTACTGGTGAAGAGGTGCAATTAGAACCTGATAAAGGTGTTAATTTTGAACCAGATGTAGAATTAATGGAAGATGGTGGTGCAGAAATTAATATGGACCCAAATGCTCCTATTGATACATCTAATATACCACATGATGCAAATTTAGCAGAATATATTGATGAAAATGAATTAAGTAGATTTTCAAGTGATCTACTAGCAGAATTCGAATCGGATCGTGATTCAAGGAAAGATTGGGAAGATACCTATATCAAAGGCCTTGATATGTTAGGCTTCAAATATGAAGACCGCACACAGCCGTTCGAAGGTGCATCTGGGGTCGTACATCCCTTACTCGCTGAATCTGTTACACAGTTTCAGGCTCAAGCGTATAAGGAACTTCTCCCCCCAAGCGGCCCCGTAAGATGCCAAGTCATAGGTTTACCTACTCCTGAAGTAGAAGATCAAGCAAAAAGAGTTAAAGATTTTATGAATTACCAGATTACGGATATAATGACAGAATATGATCCGGATATGGACCAATTATTATTTTATTTACCACTTGCTGGCTCAGCATTTAAAAAAGTTTATTATGATGGATTATTAAAACGTGCTATAGCTAAATTTGTTACTGGGGAAGATCTAGTAATAAATTACATGGCTACAGATCTTTCAAGTGCAGATCGTGTAACACATATTATAAAATGCAGTGGTAATGATGTAAGAAAACAACAATTAAGCAACTTTTATCGCGACATTGAACTTCCAACTGGAAGCGTTGATTCTAATGATGTTTTAGATAAGATTGATGAATTAGAAGGATCAGAAAAAAGTTATGCATCAGGTGATGATGAACATGTAATATTAGAAATGCATATTAATGCAGATGTTCCAGGTTTTGAAGATACATCTGGTGTTAAGTTACCATATGTAGTGTCTATTGATCAATATTCGCAGGAAATCCTTTCCATAAGAAGAAACTGGAAACAAGGAGATCCAAATTTTACGAAGAATGATTATTTTGTACACTACAAATTCCTCCCAGGACTAGGGTTTTACGGCTTTGGTCTAATACATATGCTAGGTGGGTTGTCAAGAACTGCAACAAGTGTTTTGCGGCAGTTAATTGATGCAGGTACTCTTGCCAATCTGCCAGCAGGTTTTAAGGCACGTGGTATGCGTATACGCGATCATGATGAACCTTTACAGCCAGGAGAATTTAGAGATGTTGATGTTACAGGACAATCAATAAAAGAATCTTTATTACCACTTCCATATAAAGAACCATCACAAGTGTTATTTGCTTTATTAGGTTTTGCAGTTGATGCAGGTAAATCATTTGCAGCAATAGCAGATATGAAAATGGGTGAAGGTAATGAACAAAACCCTGTTGGTACTACATTAGCACTAATTGAACGTGGAACAAAAGTGATGAGTGCAATTCATAAAAGATTGCATTATGCACAAAAAATAGAATTTAAATTACTTGCAAAAGTATTTTCAATTTATCTTCCACCACAATATCCTTATATGGTTGCTGGTGGAAATCAAATGGTTAAACAGGCAGACTTTGATGATCGTATTGATGTGTTGCCAGTATCGGATCCAAATATATTTTCAATGGCTCAACGTGTTACATTAGCACAACAGCAATTACAATTAGCTAACGCTGCACCACAATTACATAATTTACGTGAAGCATATAGAAGAATGTATGATGCAATGGGTGTTGATAATGTTGATGCAATATTAAAACCTGATCCTGAAATGCCAGAACCAATTTCTCCTGCAATGGAAAATGCTGGTGCTATGCGTGGTCAAGGACCTAAGGCATTTCCAATGCAAGATCATATGGCACATATAGAAGCACATGCTGAATTTATGTTTACAAGAATGGTACAAATTAATCCTCAGTTATATGCTATGTTACAAGCACACGTGTCAGAACATATTTCATTGATTGCTGCACAGCAAGTTACTGAAAAATTCAAACCACAATTTGAACAACTTCAACAACAAATGCAACAGGCACAACAAAATCCTCAAGCAATGCAACAATTACAACAGCAACAGGATCAATTAGTTAACCAGCAAGCTTCCGAGCAAGCTAAGGTTGAAGCACAAATGACTAAACAACTAGCACAAGATGAAGAAGCTAGAATAAGTCGTGAGCAACAAGATCCACTTGTTAAATTAAAACAACAAGAAATTGATCTAAAAGCTATGCAAACGCAGATGCAGATGCAAAAAGATATGGTTATGGATTCTGCCAAACTTGATCTTGAAAGAGATAAGCTAGAGGCAGATACAAGTATTGACTTGATGAAAGTTGCGGCTGATGCTAATAAAGAAACTAACAAAGAAGATTCTGCTGAAGCAATGGCAATTTTAAAAGAAAATATGGCGGCTACGAGAGAAGCCATGAAAAATGAAATGGCTGATAGGAAAAACCAATCAGCTGAAAGGATAGCGAGGGAAAATGCAAGATCCAGAGCAAATGGACAAAGTAAAAAAACAACTGGAAAAGCTTAGCACTGTAATGCAGCAAGTTGAAGAAGTTGCAAGAGCAAATATAGGTTCGGAAGAAGATGTTTTACAAGTGTGCGGAGCTATGTTAGCAGTTACACGTAATATGTATGCTGACGCATTAGGACCTCTTGACGCATCTAGAGTTTTTCATGCCGCTGCTGATAGTTTTGGTATTCAGGAAGAGATACTAGAAATATTTAAAAACGAACCTAAACCAACAATACATTAGGAGGTAATATGCCAAAAGTAGGTCAAAAAAAATTTCCATATACTTCAATGGGAGTACAGCAAGCTCAAAAACATGCTCGTTCTACAGGACAAAAAGTCCAAATGAAGAAAGGGGGAAAAGTTAAAAAAGGTTACCGTAGGGGTGGCCTTAAAAAAGGTAAATAGGAGGTAAATATGAAGTTATTGAAAGATTTAGTTGCCCACTTGAAAGAGTGGAGCGATTGGAAGCTGAAAGATTGGATTAAGGCTGGAATCGTTGCTATAATCGTAATAGTAATAATTGGAGCAATCTAATAAATGAACGGTAGAGAAGATTATATTCGTAGGAAAAACCAAGTACAGCGTCCCTCTATAAACTTTACGCAGAGGGACGATGTACGTGATTTGATGAAATCCCCTATGGGGCAGAATTACGGTAAAATGATGGATTTGCAAAGTCAAGCAATTCGATCTGGTGGATTTGATAAAGGTGATCCTAGAGTTGCTGAATTAAAAGCTGCAAGAAGACAATATAATAGGAAGGATAAATATAACATTGGAAATTTAATGGGCTATGAGCCATTAGATGTACAAGACATATATAGACAAAATAGTGGAGTTTTAAGAGATTACGCAAGACCAACATATAAAGAAATGTATCCTATTTCTGATATTGTACAGCAAGTTGCAGGATCAGGAGGGCTAACTGGAATGCTTCTTCAAAATGCATTAGGTGGTAGTAAAAAATTAGGAAAGAATTTTTTTGATGATTTAAGAGGGTTGGGGTCAGATATAGCTAGTGCAGTTGGTATTACAGGTGCAGTAGATGATACACCAGAAGAACAAGATGACTATGTAGCAAAAACATTTGGAGTTTATCCATCGGATGTACATCCTACTTATTGGACTGAGAATTGGGATGAAAGAGGGGATGAAAGAAAAATTCCACCTGACTATCCAATAGATCAAGGTGCGTTTACAAGCTTGTTTCCATTTGATGATTCAAGAAGAGAAGATTTCATAAGAAGACAAAATGAAGTTATTCCTGATGAACCATTACCTATAGATTCACCTGACCCACAAGGAGATTTTCCAATAACTTATCCACAAGATAGAGAAATTGGATGGTCATTTAGACAACCAGGTGGAAATAGATATTGGAATGAATTATTTGGAGTACCATTTGATGATACAGGCCGTGAAACAGGAATAGCATCTATGTATGGCCAAGGACCAAGCTGGGCTGAAACAGATAGAAGATATGAAGATGAATATAGAGATTATGTAGAAAAAATGGGTGATATGGTTGGTGGCCCAATGACCTATGAAGAATTTGCAAGAGCATATGAAAGAATACACCAAGGTAAGCCACACGCTGGACTGAGATAATGCCAGGTTACGATTGGAGAGATAAAAGTGGTAGGGTTGTAGAATCAAAAAGTGGCTATAATAAATCACCAGCAGGAAGAGGATCACAAAACCAAGGCACTAGGCAAAGCAGTTTTGATTCTAAATCAGGAACGTCTGGATCAGCTAATACAGGTTGGCAAAAAGAAGAAGATGAAGCTTGGGAAAGTCAGGTACAAAAAGGTGATAAAAATATTTATGCACAATTAAAAGATACTTACACTTCACCGAGACAAGTTTACAATACAGCACCTGAAGATTCTAGAAAACAATGGACTCATGAAATAATGGGGTACCAACCTTGGGTAAATGATTTATTAGCTGGTGTAAGTGATGAAACTTTAAAATTTTGGGGTGTTAATAAAAATTCTAAATCAATACCAGTTGGACTTTATCAACAATTATTAGAAGGAAGTTTTGTAAGTGGCAATGAAGCTGTAGAAAGCAAGGAACCCTTTACAACTAGTTGGTCACAATTTGAAGGTATGAGTCAAAATTTAAAATATGATGACGAAGGGAACATTATACCAAATTACGCTTCTGATTGGCTAGCAAAGAATACTTTATTCCCAGGTGGAACGAAGATGTATTATGGTGATATGGCATTGAATAAATACGTACCATTAGGATCAACAACTCCAGGAGTACCTGGCGGCGGTGGTTGGGGTTCCGGATGGGGCTCTGGTGGCG